TCCAAAGGTAACCGTTAGTAGAGGAAGGGGCGCTGCCCTGGTTTGCGCCTGACGCAACATAATAGAACCCATTGGACCTGAGAGCATCGATAGTGGTCCCGGCCACGCTATTCAACGATTCAGCACCAATACCGTGGTCACCGACCTTGAGGACGCGACCGACTGTTGAATCAGCCGCGGAGGTAGTCAGCGTGGCTGTTGCGGCCGTCCCAAGCCCCAGACCTTCGCGTGCGGTTTGGAGATCCGTACCGCCAGTACCACCATTGTTGAGCGGCAGCACATCGTAGTTGCCGGTCGTGCCCAGCGCCGCCATCTTCGGACCGTAGGCGTTTACCCAGTCGCGCACCTGATCCGCCAAGCCTTTCTGATAGCCTTGCATGGGCGCCAGCGCATACCCGCCGCCGGCCGCAGTTGGTCCGAGGTAAGGCGGATCGATGGCGATGGCCGTATTGCTCGCCACATTCGTGACTTCATACCACCGGCCATCCGGCCCACGAAATGCGTCACCGACCCGGCTGTTTACGATGAAGGCGGTGCCAGTGCCTGTAACGGCATTGGAATTCAGGGTAACGTTGACCGTCCCCGCTTTATACCAGGACATATAAAATTTCCTTTATAGTTTCGCAAATACAGCGGGCAGGAAGAATACAATTGGATTGGACGGCCCAACCGTTATCGCGTAGAGATTTCCGCCAGAAAAATCCCACCAACAATATAACGCCCGATTGAGTCCGTCATCAGCCAGCATATGCATGCTAAACGTGTTGATGAGCATGTATTCACCGACCGGGAAATCAAAATTGACCCGATAATAACTTCGGGTCACCCCCTGGGAGGTGTTATCACTTTTTATATATGTCCAGTTCTGGAAAGACCTTGTAAATCTAGCATATGGGGTGCCGCTATCAAACAAAAGCTTTGAGCCACCATCCCAAATCCTCATTCCAAAATCTGCAAGTGCAGTGGCTGCAAACCCGCAAGCAAAGTATGAACCGTTTGGTTGCAAGGTATTTTCGTTGTAGGCCCGTACGTAAAAGCCGGTCCAAGCGCCGGGGGATCCGATTACCCGCATCAAGCACAGACCAGCTATGCCGCTACTTCCGGCAGGACGGACAAATACTAACGGCGGTTCCTGGCTGGTAATGGTTCGTGGGAACGATGTTACAGACCCTAGCCCAGACTCTTGTGTCGGCGAATAAGTACCCTTCGCCAAAACAACGAGTCGAGTGAACTCGGAATCTACAGTCACGACATTGCTATCGTTTTTGAATTCTAGTCCGAAAGACATTAGGAAAACCTTATGGCGATTAGACGCATTGTTACGCCAGTGGTACTACTGTACTGCTCGCGACCACGAACATAGCTATAAACGCGGACAGCATCGGTTATAACTTCCGTTTCAAGCTGCGAAGCCAGATTAATATCGTAACTCCCAATCGGGACTACAAAGGCAGTCCCGTTGGTTGGTGTCAGCCCGGGTACAGATATAGTTTGGAAGTTTTTTGAGTTACTTCCAGTGACTACACCGCTATACACAACTCTCATCGTGAACGACGATGGATCGAGCGTGACGTTGCCGTTCTCATCCCGGATTTCCAGCCCGTAACTCATGCCGAAAGATCTCCAAGTTGCACGCGCTTCACGCCGTTTTCGTCGTAGACCTTGATCGCGCGATTGGTCATGGTCAGGCGCCCACCGCCAGGTGCTGGACCGTTGAACTCCAGGTTTCCGGCTTTATCCAAGCGCCAGCCCTGCGAGCCGGCAACGTAGTTATCCGATTGCAGGTACTGGCCGATCTTCAGCATCGTGATGCTGCCGTCTTGGATGAAGGCCGAGTTCATGAACACCTGGCCGCCCTGGACCGCAAACGGAACCGACACGGCGCCGCCAGCGATGGTGTTCACAATCGCGAACCGGTCAGCACTCACGAGGAACTGGCTTTGCAGGCCGGCCGGGCCGTTCTCGATGCCCAAGGCAACGCCTGCGGTGATGTATTGCCCTGTTCCGGAGTTGTACTGCATCTTCACGGACCAGCTCGTGTTCACCTTCCCGTTCACGTCGTTGATGATCGACGTGTTCTGCTGGATAGCGGTTTGTTGCTGGCCAACGGTGGTACTGATCTGGGAAAGCTGCTGCGCCGTGGCCTGCTGATTGGTGACGACCGCCTGTTCCAGCAGGGTGACGTTAGCCGCGTTGCCGGCCACCTGGGCATCCAAAGTGGTTAGGCGCCGGGCCGAGGCTTCGTTTTCAGAGGCTCGAACGCTGCTCTCCGAGGCTATAGCCGCGGTGCTGGTCCACCCCTTAATTGCATCGGCCAGCTCCCCTTCCCCGTTGTCGTCCCGATACGCTGCCCGCAAGGCTTCGAAGGCCGTGGCCTGAGCCGTGACCACGCCGTCGATCTCGGTGATGTCAGCGGTATTGGTCGCCACCTGCTGCGCCAGGCCATTGGCCGTCTCGACCGACTGCCCCACATCGAGCCAGTAGGTGGTGTTTGGCGGCGGCTTGTTAATCGGCACGGGCCCCTTGGCCTGGTACAGCCGCTGTCCCTGACGAACGATGTCGTTTTTGATATAGGTCTTGGCCGGGTCATAGAGCAGGATGTCGTCAAGCGCGTCGATCTGGTCCTGGAGACCAGGGATCTTGTCAATTTCATCGACGATATCCTGGCCCAGTTCGGTGCGGCCGATCTGCCCCTTGATCAAATCAAGGATCGGTCCGGCGTTCGAACTGGCCTGGCCCAGCACCCCGTTGCCGACTGGGTGCCATGGCCCGATATTCCCGGTGCGGTCCACCAGGCGCGCCCAGAAAAAGAACGTGGCCCCGGCCAGCAGGCTTTGCAGGTTGTAGTCGCTCTGGGGGTAAGCCAGGTCGGCCAGCTTGGTTGCGTTTTCCAGAACGTTGCTTGGGCCGTACCAGATTTCTGTCCGCTGGGTGTCCTCGGCGCCAGCAGGGAAGCCCAACTTGAGGCCGATGCCGAACAGCAGTGAGGTCGCCGTCAGGAACGACACCGCCGGCGGCAGGCCTTCCTTGCCCTTGAGCTCGGTCAGCACGGTGTTACGCCAGATCGACGAGATGTCGAATGCACTCACCGCGCGGACGCGGGCCACGTAGGCGCCTGCATAGATGCCCACTACATCCACGTTGGTCGAGCCGGTGCGTTGCACCTTGATCCAGTTGCCGCTGTCCTTGCGCCACTCCACGTCGTACGCCACAGCTCCTTCAACGGGAGGCCAGGTGATAGTCATCGTGGCTACGGCTATGCCCTGGGAAACGACCGAGTTCGCCGTCAGCGTGACGCTGGCAGGCGCCGGAACGACCGTGATCGGGATCACGCTGATTGGCCGGTCTTCCAGACGTGCGCCGGTGTCGATGAAAGCGAACTTGCTTGGTTCGTACTGCAGGGCACTGATTTCGAAATCGCCCTCGGTGGTGCGCTTGGTCCGCAGTACCCGGTACAGCGGGATCGCCAGATCATCAGCATCCAGCGCCCACTGAAGCTGCGCCCGTGGAGACTCGCTGTAGGCGACAGTCACGGTCACGGCACGGCCAGCGACACTCTGTACGGTGCGCCCTTCTGCGCGCCCGCCGGGCAGGTTGATGATCAATCGGTCCCCGGCCTTCGCCTGGGTGTCACGGTCCAGAGTTACCACGCGACCGGCCACGGCTGAGATACGCCCGCCAATCTCCCGGCCGGCCAGCAGCGAGTCGGCCACCGGGATGATGTGGCCCGGGAGCGGGATTACACCCTCCATGCCGGTCTTGAAGGCGACGGTACGGTCCAGGTTGTTGCTCAGGATCGCCCACTTACCCCGGCGCTGGGCCTCAGAGGCGCGCGTGCAGCCAATGGCGCTCAGCTCGGTTGGACGGTCCCCATAGCGGCGCTGAAGGCTCAGGTCAGAAAACGGAATGACGTCGGTGTCGTAGTTGTTCGCCGGGTTGTCGTAGCTGACCAGGGCCCGGGTGTACCGGGTCTTCGCCGAGGCGCTGCCGTAGGAGAATTTTCCATCAATAACGTTGGCCCGGGTGAAGACGTAGTCGAAGTCCTGCGCACGCGGCATGTCGGCCTGCATGATCAACTGGCCCTGAGCCCAGTAGGTCATCCCTCGGTAGATGCCGGAGATGTCCCGCAGCAGCGTCCAGGCATCAGCCTTGCCTTGCAGGTTCATGTCGCAGAGGAAGCGCGGCTCGGTGCCGCCCAGGCCATCGGGCACAAGCTGGTCGCAGTACTGGGCGATCCGGTACAGCTCCCACTTGTCGACCATGAACGGCTTGATGCGCTTACCCAGGCCGAAACGCTCCTCGGTGCAAATGCCGTACGTGATCCAGGCCGGGTTATTGGTCCAGGCCAGCTTCAGGCTGCCATCCCAGGTGCCGGTGTAGGTCCGGGCGATGGGGTCGTAGTTGCTCGGCACCTGCCACTTTCGGGCCTTGCATTTCACAGTGACAGACGGGATGTTGGTGAACTGCTCGGCGTCGAATTCGATGTACAGCAGCGCGGTGTTCGGGTAACGCAGCTTCGCGTCGATTACCTCGGTGAAACCGGCAATCAGCATGGTGTCGACGATCTTGTTGCTGTTCTGGTTCGGCGTGATGCGGCGGACGCGGATCTGCCAGCCGGTTGTTGCCTCTGGCAGGTCGACACGCCTGGAGCGCTCGTAGCGGGTGGTGGTCTTGCCGTCTACGGCATCGATCAGGACCTGCTGATAGGCCCCGCCATCGGTAGCCACATCGATTGCGTACTCGATGCGATAGCCGCCAATGTTGCCCTGGTCGTCCTGGCGCTGGAGCGCGGGCCAGGCAAAGCGCAGGCGCACGGCCGACAGCTGAGTGTTCGTGACAGATCGGACCCAAGCCGAATCGCTGCGCAGCTCGATGTTCAGCGATGTCTCGTTCTCGACAGATGGAATGCCGGGGATGTAGGTTTGATCGACAGACCCGGAGCGCCACTCCCACTTCACGTTGGGGAAGTTGACGTTGCCGCTGGCATCGTTGATTGGCGTGTTGTCGAGGAAGATGGTCGCCGCAGTGGGAGACTCCTCAAACTCGCCCTCGCCCACGGCGATCAGCAGCTTGGCAATGTTCGTGGAGCGCAGATTGTCGCTGGCCTCGGTCGGGGACTTAGGCTTTTTGTCTCCGCCTTTCGCGCCGTGAATATCGATCTTGCGTGCTGCGCCCATGCTTTCCTCCAGGCGAAAAAAAACCGCCTCATGGGCGGCCTGCTTGCTGCGGTCGGGTTACGTTTTGTCTTCGGCGTAGATCGATGCGGAAATGATCATGCCGCCCCACCGGCGGTCGCCGATGGGGATCGGCACGGGGTAGCCGCTGGCCGTGGTGTTCTTGGCGCTGCCGAAGGCATAGGACGGGGCGTTCTCCGGTCCTGCACTCTGCTTGAGCCCGGAGGCTTGGGGGCTGAGCATCTGGATGACACCGCCGGCGACGAGGCCGACGCCAAGTTGTACGGCCCAGGTCTGCCCGAAGTAGGAGCCGGCGACGATCAGCACGGCACCTATAATCGTCTGGAGCAGACCAGCCCGCTTGCTCCCGGACACGACCGGGACGATGCGAATCTCTTGCGCGCCGCCGAGGCCAAAATCCTTCTCGGCAACATTTTTCCGGTTCCTGAAGATCGCAAAACGCATCCCTTTGCGCTCAAGATCTCTGATCGCCAACTCGAATCCTTCCAAGGTGCACTTGAGCGCCTTGAAGGCCTCGCCCACGGATCTGCTGCCGAGCTCACGATAGTGGACCCGGCCGAACAGCTTGATGAGCGGGCCAGAAAGAAGAATGGTGGTCATGGCTGGGTTGTTGCTGAGGGTTGGTGCCACAGCTTTCTCCGGTCGTAAAAAAACCGCCCGGAGGCGGCTAATTTTTCATTGCAGGGTGGGTGATAAATCCATGCTCATCGATGAGTCTATGGATATCCTGAATTTCTTGGTGCTGCCGGCCTTGATGTTGGTTCCCCGTTCCTTCAAGCCGCTACCACAGGATGACGCTGAGACAATGTGCTCACCTGGAGCGACACGGAACTTCGCGGTCTCGCCTGATCCGATTTCTGCCGCCAGGCGGCCGTCGATGTTCACAGTTGTGTTGCACCCTCCACCAACAAAACCTTTGTCGCGAGTGACGATAAGCGCTGAATCACCCTGAGATAGATTTTGAAAGGCAAACAACCTGGACGGTGGAACCGGATCAGCTTCGCTGGATGGAATTGGAGAGGTTGCGCACCCTGCCACCAACGACAGGCTCATGACCAAAATAGAAGCTTTTATCATCGCCGTCCTCACTGAAACTGCTCATAAATATACCGATTATTGGAAGGCTTTCGTTTCGAATAAGCTTCTTCCCAGTCGCGAGCGTAGGACGGGAAATGTTCTATCGACGAGATCCGCCAGCCATCTGTCGCTTTTTGCCGCTCAAGCGTATATCGGAATCTTTCGCCTGATTCCTTAGCTTTCCGGGCAGCATCATCGTACTCGGCGCCAGGCTCCGGCGGTTCAACGTTCTTGATAACTGCGTTGACGATGGCTCGGGTTTCGGACTCGACTTCAACTTTGGCAATCTTTCTTTCGTAGGCATGAGTAGCCGAGCACTTTTCACCAAAGGGGAAAGATTCCGACGCAAGGCCGCGCAGCTTGTCATTCACTGGCGCAGTCGACTTCGTGTACTCAGCGCAAAGCTCTCGATCCAGTCGGATGCCGGCATCCTTGACCGACCACCAGGATTTGATTGCAGCATCCGGTGAATTCGCAGTCACCTCTATGCTCTCCACATCCTTTGTAGCTTTTACCAACGCCTGCGGCTTGCCCTGATCCAGGCACCCAACAAGGGACAGTGCCAAAACCGCGCCTACGAACAATCTCATGTGGTCACTCCTGTGGAAGATGGCCCAAGATATCATTGCTGACGACTTACTAGTCCATTGACTAAAAGGCCACTCCCTCCCCACTCCAAGGACCGCGCACGATGACTGTCTTGAAAACACATCTTTCAAAAGGACTGATTGCAATAATCGCTGCAATTGGCGGAGGCGCCGTAGAAGCAACGACCGACCTGATCAAGAAGAACTTCGAACCGGCGCTCGTGAGCGTTAGGAATACTGTCGAAGACTGGCTCGCTCCGCTTCCGTCCGACGCCCTGATTGGTATCAACCTTATGTTCTATATGCCAGCCACATCCCCTGATCAACCTTGGGCGGAAGGGGTATCAGCCTCCATCCCAGCAAAGAGCTGCCGCGAGCCGGGCGGCCACGATATTGTTCGTGTTTTTGATGAATCTCCCAACGGGCATCGCACGAACGCAGTGATGATGATTCATTGCAGACCGTCAGGACGTGTCTCTATAGGCCTCGCCCCGCAGAGTGGTGACATCGTGAAACTCTATGATGGGCGCTTCAAGGATGGAGAGAAAAAAGGCTTTCCAGGTGTACCTGGTAGTTACCACGCCGGCGTCCTAACGATGCATAGGCTCGATGCTGTCAAGCCAAGCGGCCCGTTGGTACCGGTCAACAAATGCCAAATCGACAATAGCTGTGGCCTGAAAGACTTCCAAGCAAATTAGTGATCCTGACTGCCCGCTCACCGCCAGCCAGAAGGGCAAAGCCCCAGCGGACGGCCTGGGCTTTGTTTCAACTGAAGATTGCCCAAAGCACAGCGGCGATTATCAGCCATGTGACTATGTGCGCCCACATGGGTGTTGGCGCGGCTTTGACGGCTCCGATCTTCGATCCACGAAATAACTTTGAGGAGGAAATCCCCGTCCCAGGAATGCTACTTGTGACCTTCGTGCCCCGCTTACTCAAATTTACCGTCGTACCCTTTCCGCCAACCGACGTACTCAGCCCACTCTTGCTGACATTGAGGCGTATGCCGGGGGCGATTTTGAAGCTTTTCCGAATGCGAAAGGCCATGGCTCAATTCCTTGAGAAAGCGAAAAGCCATCATAGACCTATTCGTCTTTTCGCCAAGCTGGCTGGACATCCAGCATGGACGAAAGCCCAGTAACTGGATTGGATCCCATCATAGTAGCGTTGTGCCTCCAACGAATCTACGAGCAGGGATGAGCAATGGCGCGCTACATACAAGCAACCGAGCAATACCTTAAGAAGACATCGACCACCATTCTTGGCGGGGCGGTGTGGGATACCGTACATCCCATTGGCGGCATCGTTCCAGTATCTGGAATCTATCGGTGCGAGGGTTGCGGCGATGAAATCACGTCCAACAAAGACACTGAATTTCCGCCACAGAACAAACACCAACACCCTGGTTCGTCTAAGACAATTGGCTGGCGCTTGATCGTCGAGACCCAAACAAAAGGCTAACGGATTTCCCAGTCCTTCGCCTGCAAGCCAAAGGACTGGGATTGCGCCAATTTCGGCGCGTTTATGACCTGGAGGTCAAAAATGGCAAAACAACCCGAAAATGCAGGAAAAGCCTGGACAGCGGCAGAAGTTGCCGAGCTAAAGAAACTGGCCAAGGAAAACACTCCAACCCGCGTGATAGGGCTGAAACTTGGCCGATCTGAAGACTCCATCTACTCGAAAGCCGCGGATGAGAATGTGAGCCTTAAGCCAACGAACCAGTCGCCTTACAATCGTCAGAAGTAAGTTGAGCAACGCTTGATTCATATGCCTGGCGCTGTTCATGGCTCCACTCATGATCGTGTTCTGCCAGTGAGAGCGCCATCGAGTCCAGGCATTTGAGCAAATCGATCTTCATTTGATCCATTTCGGTCTCCTGCGGCCCCGCCGCGTCATGTGGTTGGTCGTGCATCTTTGTGCCTGAGGATCAGGCGTGTTCGGTCGAGCCAGGGTCCACCGAAGACGATGATTTCGCTCGGGCGCCCATACAGGTGGTGCAGCAGAAACGGCCCGGGGCCGAAGGTATCGGCATCCTCGCCAGGCAGAGTCGGATCGGCACCGAGGAAAATTCCGGCATGGTTCGGGTGAACCGTCCGACCTACCTCCATGACGATCATGTCGCCGCGCTGCGGCTGATCGACCCGGTAGAAGCCTGCCGCCTCGTAGTTCGCCTCATACAGACTGGTGTTGTCCTTGCTTTCCCACCAGCCGTCGGCGCGCTTGAAGGCCTCGAACTCCAGGCCCCACTCACGCTTGTACCAATCGGCGCAAACCTCCCAGCAGTCCCAGATACCATGGACGAATGGGCGCTTCAGCAGCGGCGTCTCGCCAGTGGGCACCACCGTCCGCAGGTCGCCTTCCGGCCAGCTCAGGATGTGCCAGGGCATGGCCGTGGCTTCGCACATCGCCAGGTCTCGCGGTGACGGCCGGCTGGTGGCGTCCGGGTGAGAGTGAACGATCCCGATCACCTCGCCCAAGTCCTCCGCCGCAGCGTAATCCTCTGGAGCGATGCAAAACTCCTCGCTGGGTTCGGTCGAGGTGTTCTTGCAGGGGAAGTACTGCTGCTTTCGGCCCATGGCCAGCAGAAGCCCGCAGCACTCTTTCGGGTACTCGGTCGCCGCGTGCTCCTGGATCGCGCTCAAGATGTGTTTGCGCATGGTCAGCTCCGGGCGATCAGGGAGACAGCGGGGAAGCCACCAAAGGGCAGCGGGTTACCTTCGCCAAAGCGCGGAATGCAGCCCCGGCCCAACGTGGCATCGCATTCGTCCAGCTCGGGGTTGTCCGTGGCCACCCCGTCCTTTGTCACGTAGGGGCCGGTGTAGCCGCAGTTCGGCCCACGGTAGCCGCCGGTGAGGCACCAGTGGCAGAGCGTTGTGGCCTGGCGACCGATGGACTCGCCGCCGACGTCGCCCGGGCTGGCAAGCTCCCAGGTGACCGTCTCTCCATCCTCGTTCGTCTTCTGGTCGATGTACCAGACCTCGATCGTCTCCTGGGTTGGGTCTGCCGTTGGGTTGCCGCCGGGGAAGTTCGCGGCGTCCAGGTATGTGCCCAGCGTGTGCCGCATGGTCAACTTGAACTCAAGCAGGTCGTCGAAGGCCAGGCACAGAGCTGTGATCCGGCCATTGACGTTGCCCACCGATAGCGTGGGGCGAACCGCCGTACCGTCGCCGTTGGATTCGATGCCGTCGATCTGCATCGGCCAGGCGCTGTACTCGTTGCCCTGCCAGTAGATCGGCTTGGCCGGCAGCTCATCGGCCGCGGCGCCGGCGGCGATCAACTCGGCAGGTGTATGCGGAATCGCGTGCCCATGGAAGCGCAGGATATCGGCACCATAGTCGGAGCCGTCCAATTCAAAGAGCAGCGCTTCGCTGCCAGGCTCGAGGACCTGGATTTCACTGATCAGCGGCATTGTTGCCCCTTATGGATGGTAGGCCCGTTCAAATGTGGCCGTTAGTTTGAAAGCGCCGCCGCCCGCAGGCGTGGGCACGTAGCTCTTGCAGGAAAACAGCCCGAGCTGGCCGAGCGGCGTTGTCCAAAGAAAGGCCTTCGCGCCGGCGTGCCTGTCGAGGAAGTCCACGATCTGCTGCACCCTCGCTTCCGGACCGGTATGGGTGATGGGGTATGAGTCTTCCTTGTTGTTTGGTCCGTCTCCCACTTCCTGCCTGTAACCACCGCCGAACCTGGAGGTGCGCACCCGAAAGTTAATCTCGGGCGCATCTCCGTGTTGGGTGGGCCAGGTGAATGTTTCGATAGCCATCAGCCCCTCCCATTGATAACGCGCCAGATGGCGCCGCCTGGCTGCAAGCCCCTGGCAATTGCTGTTTCGGCTTCGGTCTTGGCCGCTTGCTGGATGCCCCTACCCAGCTGCGTGGTGTCTTCCGTGGTAGTTGCGCCACCATCACCGGTGGTTTGCACGGAGACGGCGACGGGGAAGTTGTAAACGTTCCCGCCACCGCTACCGCCACCCGAGATAGCGCGAACGCCCAGTTGGCCGCCAGCCGTGCGGGTCAGCGGCATGATCGCCTCTTCCCCGGCCTCGCCCATCACCCCAATACCGCCGCCGGACATGCCGAACGCGGTCGGTTTGCTGACGATGGAGTTGGTGAAGGCTGCGCCATTGGCGAACATCTGCACGCCGCCCGACCAGGCGCCGCCCTTGGCCTGGACGCTATTCGGGGTGAAGCCTGACAGGTCGCCGGAGTACCCGGCCTGGGTTGAGCCCGCAGATGTTGTGCCTCCACCGAAATACGAGCCGGCGGCAGAGGCTGCAAGGCCGAACAGAGCCTCCATTGCTGAGGACGCCGCGGCCCGGGTCGCAATACGCGTCATGTCCGCCAGGATGGACTTGGTAAAATCCGCAAAGGACAACTTCCCGGTCATGGCGAAGTTGACGATGGCATCCTCCATCGAGCTGAAGGCATTGGTGAACAGACTTTTCGTCTGTCCGGCCACGTCCCGCGCCGACTCCAGGTAGTTCTGCCAGGCCGACGATGCTCCAGCGCTCCAGCTGCCCTGGGCTGCGGTCATATCGTCGTAGTTGGCCTGCACTGTGTCGTGCAGATCCTGCTGCGTGGCTTTCAGTGCGTTGAGCTTCTGCGTGTACTCGTCGAGGCTCATGCCGCGCGAGCCGTCGCCGTACTGATTCGCCAGTTCGAGCCGCTGCTGGTTGATGCGATCGTCGATGCCGTTCTGCTGATCTGTCAGCCCACGTTGCCGATCACCCTGACCCAGGCCGGATGCTGCTCGAATCCCCTGCTCTCGAAGCGTTTCAACTTGGCGTTGCAGTGCCCCGGTATAAGTGTTGACGGCCAGGGCCTGTTTCTTTAGGCGGCCCTCTTCGTTCGCGGACAGCACGGCCAGCTCAGAATCGGATTCCTTCTGAGCCTTGACCATCGCCGAGCGCGCGTCAGCAATCTTCTGGTCCAACTGGATACGCTGGGCGGCTGACGTACCGGCTTTACCCTTGGTCGCCTCAAGCGCCGAGATTTCCGCCTCGTAAGCGGCGGTTACTTCGTCGCGCTGATTGCCGATCATCGCCTGGCGTTTCAGCAGATAGTCAGACTGCGAGACAAGACCAGCTTTTTGGGCTGCGTCCAGTTCCTTTTGGGCGTTTTTGTAATCGGACAGAATTTCGTTGAGCGCGTTTTTCGAGTTGTTGAAGCTGGTCAGGTCGACAGCACCTGCAGCCGCCTTTGGATCCTTGAACTGGTCGTTGATATTCGCAATGTTCTTATCGACCACGGCCTGATTCAGACGCGCATCGTTGGGGCTGACTTTGCGAATATCGTCGAGCTGCCGCTTGTACTCCTTCAGTGCGTCGGCGCGCTTTTGCTCATTCGTCCAGGCGGACTTGCTCAAGGCATCAACTTTGCCCATCGCCGTGACAGCATTCCGCTGAGCTTTGGCCTGCTCACCTTCCCACTTGGCGATGTCCTCCGCCGCAGCCTTCTGATCCTCGAGCATGTTGAGCTGGTTGCCATAGAGCTCAACCATTTCCTTCTGGTTCTGGAACGCCCCGACATTCCCTGACTGGGCCTGCTCCAGGTTTCGTCGGGCCTGGTCGATGTCAGCATCGATATCGGGACGCCCCAGGTTCTTCAGGCCATCCGCTGCCCGAGCTACCGCGTTGTACCCCTTCTCCCAGAAGCTCAGGTTCTCCAGAATTCTCGGAGTCCGCTCGTTGATAGCGTCGGCGTACTGCTCGGTTGCCAGCTTCACCGCGCCGGCATGGTCGCCCTGTTTCTCGAGCGCAATGATCTGCGAATAAACCGAGGCCGTCAGATAGTGGTATTGCTCATTGAGCGCAGCCGAGGCCTTCACCGGCTCATCGGCGATCTTTTCGAACTCGGCTACCGTCTCCTTGACTGCTTTGCCGGTGGCTTCCCGCATCGACACAGCGGCCTGGGTTACGCCCAGGAAGCTTTCGCCAGCGATCTTGCCGTTCCCCGCCAGCAGCGCCAGAACTTCGGCGGCCTGCCCGGTTGTGCCGACTGTAGCGCCCACCTGGCGCGCCAAATTCCCAAGCTGCCCAGCGCTCACGCCCGCATAGTTGCCGGTCAGTATCAGCGACTTGTTGAAGCTATCCTGCTCTTCGCTACCCTTGTAGTAGGCCACCCCGAGCGCGCCAACCGCGGCAGTAGCAAGAGCGATCGGGGCCAAGATGGCAAGGAGGCCGGCAGCCGAAGCGCCAGCGCCCGCTCCCAGCTGGGCGACAGCGCGCACGCCGCTGCCCCAGTCACCCGAGGACAGCGCATTACCCAGTTGAACGACGTTTTCCTGGGCTTGGCGGGTGCCAAGGCGCAGCTTGTCGAATCCGGTGGCGGTCTTTTCGAGCTTCGCGTAGTCGTTGTCGATCTTGCTCAGCGAGGAATTGAACTCATCCTGACTGATCCGACCGGCGTCCAGATGCCTGCCCAAATCCTCAACTTGCTTGTCCAGCTTCGCCAGTGCCGCGCGGGCCGGGTCAATGGCGCCCAGGAGGCTGTTCAGGGCCTTCTGCTCATCCATGGTGGATTTCGCAAGGGCTACCTGTTGCTTGTCGAGCTGAGCGGTAATCTTGGTGAATTCAGCCTCGCCATAGGCCCCGGTCTTGGTCAGTTTGGTGAGAGCGTCTCTCTGCTTTGCTAGGTCCTGGGTGGTTTTTGCACCGGTGGACAGCGACTTCTCCAGGGCCTGCATTTCGTTCATCAGCGAAACAGCAGATTGCTCGGCCCGGCCGCCGGCCTTCGCCATTTCATCCAGGCTCGTCTTAGCCTGGATTGCATCGGCCGAGTCGATTTTGACGCCGAGTTCTGCAATGTTCATCGACTCACCTTGAATAGGTGCCCGTTCTCACGGGCGGTTATCGCGTAACTCAGCCATTACGGCGATCGCTTCCGACTCCATCACACGAATGTCCTGGAAAACTATCGGCCGATCCTTTGCAGGCACGCCGATAAGGCGCATCACGCTGGGCAGCACGGCATAATCAAGACCGGTAGCGCCGCACGCGCCGGTACGCCACTGCGTTCCCATTGCGTCCATGACGAGGAACGAAGACCAGGCGTCCGGCCAGACTTCGAACGTCTCGTCATAGTCTTCAGGGGAGAATCCGAATACCGCCAATTGCTCGGCGGTTGCGGCTGGCTCGTAGAGCGCCCGGGCGGCGGCGGTCAGTTTCCCAGGCGGGCCTTGCCGAAGGCGTCGCTGTACGCCTTCACAACAGCATCCGAAACACCGATGCAGCTCTTCACCAGCGCGGTGATGGATTCGTCGTTCAGCTTGTCGCTGAAACCCCAGGCCACGACCAGATCCCGAACCTGCTCGACACCCTGCTCGACTTCCGCCTGGGTGATATCAGAGATGGTTGGCTCAGTGCCTTTGAAACGTTCGTTCAAGGCTTCAGCCTTTGCACTCCAAGCGTCAAACAGCTCAGCCAGGGCGGTGCGGTCGCGGTATTGAAACGTGAACGGGACCATGACCGGCTTGCCGCCAACCTGGGGTATCGCTACGTCGACCGTAAAGGTCGGCTTCGGCGCGATTGAAAACTTTGCCATGAGGCCTCCTTAGGCGTTGTAGCGAGTTGGACGGGACGCGAACGACAGGGTGATGGTCCGGGTCATGATATTGTTCCGGCTCAGCGTCGGCGTCGCAGTGATCGACACGTAGGCGTAGTAGAGGATGGTCGAGCCAGACGGGAGATTTGCGCGAATCAGCCGCGGCTCCTTGTCTTCGTCCGCAGCCTCAACGACCGCAACGAACGGTTGATTGGGATCATCTGCCACCGGCAGCGTCATGCTGCTGGCCGATTTGGTGGTCGGGAGTTGACGGTCGTCGTCATCTTCCAGAAACCCGTAGGTCAGGAACTGCTGCTCACCGCCGTTGGCGGCCGGCTCAGTGATCTGGGAAATTTGAATGAAACTGGAGGCGGCTCGGACAGAGCCTGCCCCAGAACCAGCCGGGAAACTCTTGACGCTGGTAGTGTTGATCCCTTCCGCGGCGAAGTCGCCGACATCGGAGTCAATCACCCGAGACGGACGACCGTTGAGTTTCGCCCAGCCCGAGTCAATGACGATGATGTCGCCATCGGCCAGGCCATGGGCCGCTGCGGTCAAGACAGCCGGATTGGCGTTGGAAATTGCAGTGAACGGCTTCGCAGCGCTCATGACGCTGGCGATTTCGAAGGTAGTGCCGTTGGGAATAGAGACGCTCATGGGTTTTCCTCTGTGCAGAAATGACGAAACCCGCTCGATGGCGGGTTCCTGGGTTGCCCAACGGGCGGATTAAGTGGTGTCGGCTCGGTACTGGAACGAGACGGGCAAGGCGAACGCGGTGTTCTCAGTTTGTTCGGGACCTGGCTCAACCGGAGTCATGATCAGGGCTGTGAGGCCGTTGCGAATCAACCGGTCGTTGAGGGGGTATAGCGCTGCGAGTTCGTCAGCGATCGTCTCTGCACCCGAGGGGCCATTGCCTGTCGGTGTCACGATGGTGATTTGAAATACGCCGGTGTACAGCCGGTGCGCACCGGCCAGGTCGTTGCTGTCGGTACCTGCTGGCAGAAGAAACGCTCGCAGGTACGTCTCGCCGTTGTTCGGGGTGAACGCAACGTTCTGGTACGCGATGCGCAACGGGGGCGTTCGATCGCTCGCCCAGGCGCTCAGGCGAGACTCCAGCAGCGAGCGGATGATCTTGTGGCTCATACCTGGTTATTCCTGATGGCCTCCTGCACGATCTGCTGGAAGCGGGCCACGGTGATACGAACCATGCCGCCAGGCGCCTGGGTCGAATGCCCAAACTCCAGCGGGATGGCGTATGGAAGGTTATTGATGAGGTAGGCTGTCTGGCCCGCCGTGAAATCACTGACCGCCGAGACCAGCGCAGCTATCGTCACCTGCCCGCCAGGATCAACCTCGTCAAACGTGACGTTTTCAACGACATTGATCGAAAGGTGCCAGTTGGCCCGAAACCGCCCGCCCACATAACCTTCCGGTGCGATGATATCCATGCCATCGTTCAGCTTCCGTCCAGCCTTCAGCCGTCCGGCCTTGGTCAGATTGGCTGGGTCGCTGCGTAGCGCGCTGTTATGGTCGTCGACGGCCTTGTTGTACTCGCGAGCCACGGTGTTCTGTGCCCAGATCTCGGGATTCCCCACCGGTGACATGCGTATGACGCTGCTGCCAACCTCGATGATTATCTCGCGCAGACTCGCGTCGATGGCTTCCGTGGCTTGTTGAGCGAACTCGGCCAGGCTCAGCGTGAAGCTGCCAGATTGCCCGGCGCCTGCCATGCTCATGACCTCACCTGCAGTTCATAAAGAATCGGCGTGCCGGCCGGGTTGATCTCTTTCAGCGGCGGAATGATCGACCATATGCGCCCCTGAACGATGATTTTGTTCAGAAGGCTCGGAGGCCAATCCAGGCCCTGCGCAGCGATCTTGAGCTTTTTGTCGCCAACCTTGATGAGGCTGTTGGCTTGGAATTCTTGCCCGGTGAAGTCGAGCAGAATGCCCTGGGCGGTCTGTTCAACGACGGTATCCGGTGGCACGGTGCCTGTGCCAGGGTCGTACTCACCTAACTTGATATCCCGGATGATTACGGGCTGACCGAACTCTGTGATCATGTCCAGAGCCATCACGGCCATTTCTTCGTAGAAGGTCATGGAAATTACCCAAGGAATTCGGATGAACAATCAAGAAAAAGGCACCTATTTGTTGGAGGCAATCTCTCATCTCGAAAGGTCGATTGACCAGGGTCGCTTTGCGGAGTACCCGTATAGGATGTCGTTGCGGGAACGGATACGACTCGTACTGCTCGGCACCAGAGCTGAATGCTTAACAAAGGATATTCAAGACAAATATGTGCCCACAGTTGGGGATTTCTCTCCTGTCTCCATAACGGTACTGGCTGCCGCTATCAAAGGGAGTAGCGAAGAATCACTTGTCAAAATTTTTAAAGCTGAGCTGCTTGAGCATGAACTCGGGATGTAGCGTTACGCCCGAACAGCGAATAGCCCACGTCTCTGCAAGTAATCAGCAAACTGCGTTGCGCTCGGCCGGTCCGGCGCCGCCGGCAACAGTCGGCCGCTGGTGTTGGAAATCGTCGCGTACTCGCGAGTTACCGCCCCTTCGACACGCTCCAGCGTAACCGCACCCTTTCTGCTCTCCACCGGGTCGATGTCGTCCCGGTGAATCTCGGCAGCCAAGGCCATCTGGCCGTACTGGATGCGCGCCGGCAGATAGTTGTCCGGCTTGATCTCGCAGTCCAATTCAATACCTCGGCGCGGCCAAGCCAGCGCCTGATCGCTACCCATCTTCCGCCCTTTCCAAGTCATGCCATCCATCGCCAAGGCGGACCGGCGAAGCAGGGCCTCTTGCGTGGGAACGTCAACAGGAATGACGACGCCGAACTTCACGGCATACAGCGCCAGATCCTCGGCGCTCGCATAGCTTTCGGCGTCCGGCTTGCCGGTGCCGTCCTCGATGATGAGTGTCATGCGGTGACTCGCAGTTTTGAGTTTGATGATCGACCGAAGTATCAGTCCTTGGACAGCTCAGCGACAGCCTTTTCCAGCGATTCAATCGAAGCATTGGAGCGGTAGGAAACGCCCGCGTCGTCGAGTTTGGCCTTGAGAGCTGAAGCCTTGTCATGCTCGGCCATCGACTGGTCGGCTGCCGCCTTGAGTGCTTCGATCTCGACCCGCAACGCTTCGTTTTCCTGCGCCAGAGTGCTACGCAGTCCCTCCAGTTCGTTCATGCCTTCACTGATACCCTTCAGCACGTCGAACAGGCGGATAGCCAGTTCACCGGCGCCAGGGTGGTCCAGCGGCGCCAAGCCCTCGGCGGCATCGATGAGGCCAGCAATGCCTCGAAGCTGGGCCACCAGCTCGGCATGGTCGACTTGCTCGCCCTGATCAACAACCAGCGTCAACGGCTGCGCCACTTCCCGGATCGTTACCTCCGGAGTGTCCTCAGCCTCATCTTCACGGCTTTCGGTGACGTTCGCGTCAATGATGCGAAGCCCGGACTTTTTCGCCAGGGCTTTCACATCTTCTTGGTACTGATGAAACGGGCCCGGCAGATACCAGACATTTTTGTTGCTCATGATCATGCCCTCACCGAGCCGGGCGAAACGCTCGGCTCAGCTATGAAGGGTTACTTGGAGGCGTCACCGATCAGTGCAACACCGGCGGTGTGCTTGATGCTGGTGGCGGTCTTGTCCCAGTTGGTGCCGGTAGACAGCTCGGCGTCGGTTGGAGACTTGCCGCCGGCGGTGGTGTCCCAGGTATACCCCTTGAGGCCCAAGCCGAAGGTGTAGTCGGTCTGGAGGGTGGTCTCGATGCGCTCCTTGCCGTTGGTGGTTTCGACGTTGCTGACAATGTCGCGGCCGTCGTGAACCAGAGCGGCGCCTTGGACCAGGGACAGGATGATTTCCTTGTTCGGCGTACCTGCCTGCATCAGTGCAGGGGCATCCGTCACAACGGAGATTTTTCCAAGGATGTCCACCACGCGGACGTTGCCGGCCTGGAACAGCTGCTGCTGGTTCGCCAGGTTCTGGCCGACTAACTTGTGGTAGCTGGTGCCCTGCATCACTTGGGTGACCAAGTTCTGGCTTGCGTCGCCGAACTTCGCGTGGGCGTTGTTCAGGCCGGCGTAGGTGATGCCAGCGGTAGCAGACACATCGTTGACGGCAGCAGCCTGGGCGGTGATAGCAGCGACCAGGGCGGCGATCGCAGTGTTCAGTTGATCCTTCAGCAGGATTTCAGCGAACGCGCGGCTCGCAACCTCGATGCCTTGCGTGGTTGGGCGCTCCAGCCAGGTCATTTGCGACGGCTCGTATCGGATCGGACCGAAACCACCTGCAACCTTGACCGAAGTATTCTTCAGCTCGGTCAAATCGGTCGCAGCAACAGCGGCGTTGGCACTGTAGCGATCGACACGGCGCTGGGCAGCAGCCAGGGTCTGGAAGAACGACTCTTGCAAGAAGTCACCAGTGAAACCGTCCGGAGACAGCACGATCGCGCCACGACTTGCGGCGTTGAAAGCGGCCAGATACTGATCCAGCGTCTCGAGAGTAGCCGGCATGATGTACTGGTTGAAGACCTGCATTTGCGACAGGGACATGAGTTATTCCTTACGATTGAGGGAGATCCGGGAACCGGCTCGCAATTGCTGCCTGTCGTTCCTCTTTGGTGCCGCCGATTTTTCCTTTTGCGGCCCCGCCGCCACCTCCAGCACCGCTGGCCCCGCCACCAGATGCCTTACTACCCGCGATCAACGGCGCAAAGGCCGTATCGTTTGCGATTTCCGCTTTCAGCTCGTCCAGCGTTGCCGCAGAGAGCTTGCCCTGTGCGTCGAGGACGACCACAACAGGCTTCCCGTCGCGCTGCTCGACGCTCAGACGGCGTTCGATGTGCGGCAACAGGGCTTTCGCGCTGCCTTGTACTGCCAGTGCAGAGGCGATATCAGTAGCGGTACGGCCGACAGTCAGATCCCGGATCTGCCCGCTCAGCGTTCCACGCTCCTGTTCCAGCATGCCGTTCAGCTCAGCTTCGCGGCGGTTGTATTTCTCAGACCAGGAACGTTCGAGCTCTTCGACGTTTCCGGATTTGCGAGCAGCTTCTTCACGCTCCAGGCGCGCTGCTTCTTCAGCCTCGCGCGCCTTCTTCTCGGCCAGTTTTTTCTCGCCGAGCAGCTCATCAACCTTGGCCTTCAGGCCGGATACATCTTCTTGCTGCGGCAGACCTTCAATGCCGAGCACGAACTTGCCGTCCTTCTCGGTGTAAAGAGCGCGCACGGCTTCATCTACCCCTTCCAGGGTATCCAGTTGGAATTTCAGCATTGGTTGTCTCCCAGAGACCTTGGTGCAGGCCCTGCCTGCGGGCATAAAAAAACCCCGCACCAAGCGGGGTTTCATAAAAAACGCTGTTACTTGTAGGTTGGTATGTAGCAGTCACCGTCAATCCTTGAGGCGATCAAGGCAAGCATTGCTGCACGTAGGGGGTGCAAATCTGACCAACTTTTCCCACCATCTACGCTGGCCGTCCAACCAGAGATCCCATCGCACTTCAAGGATATGTTGAATTGCTCAAGAAGAGGCCCGCAGTCTGCCCAGTTACTGCTTGGGAAAAACTCTACCGCTTCGCCGCCACGCTCTTGGAATTTAAGGCTGATTATTCCAGGACCTCCAGCAGTCCAGAAAATGTGTGGCTTGCGATCACATACTTGCTGTCCCACCACATAGTCAATAAGCCAACCGTCCAATTTGTCGATGCTTACAGCTTTCTGCCCCATCTAGGAACACTCCTTTGTCTATGGATCCCAACGAATACACGTTTAGATCGAGGAGGTCAAATGCCCGCCAGCTCGAACGCCAGAGGCTCAATAGCCTTCATCTGCACAAGCGTCAGGGGTGAAAAGCTGCGATCAAGCTGCAGCTCGGCGAAGCGCTCAACACTCAGCCCACCCTCGCGGAACAACTTCGCTCGGACCGGGCCGATAGCCTTGTCCTGAAACGCCGCCGGCTGCTGCCTGAGCCAGTCGTAATAGCTGAGGTCTGCCCTCACCTGCTGGGCGCCGCCGTCGCCGATAGATGCCCGGGTGGCGTCCTTGGCGAACAGGGCGCTGAAGCGGGTCACCGCAACCACCGTCGAGCGACAGTTGATGTGGATCGGCGGCCTGGGCCCCTCAGTCAGCTTGAACCGGCGCTTATCCAGCGTACGGCACTGGCTGGTGGTCTTCGAATCCAGGGTGCTTACCCACTCCACCGACTGCACGACGTCGCCGTTTTCCTTCAGCGTCTCCATGCGCGCCTGCGTGGCGACGTGCTGCACCGCTGTCCGGACGATGGCTCCGGCATTGCGGTTGGTCGTAGCCAGGATGCCGTCGTTGTACTTGAGTGCCTTGGTACCGCGGATGTTTTTAATGATCTGGAAGTTGGTTTGGCCTTCGAAGAAGCCCTGCCGGATCGCGCCTGTGAGGCGTTGCCGCTCGGTCGCGGTGAAGCCATCAATGAACGACTTGAGCAGCTTACCGCCGTCCGCGCCTCGCACGCTGAGCGGGTTTGTGAGGATTGCCGCCCTGATTGCCGCAGCACCTGGCACCGCTGCATCGAACGACACACCTACCGGCGCCGCCCGGGTCAGGCTGATTGCCTCAAACTCGGCCTCGTAGTTGGCGATGTCCACCAGGTCGAGGTTCAGCTTCTCGCTGTACCGATCGAAGATGCCCAGGAGCATGCTGTCGACTTCGCTCAGCAGCCGCTCCAAGCGGGCGACAGTGTAATCCGTCCAATCCGCCCGGGTCAGCCGCTCACGAATCGAGCGGTCGATCTCTCTGAGGAAGGGTGCGAACTTCTTCACCTCGCCCGACTTCAGTTGCTCAAGGAAGACAGCATGCCGGATGGTGGCGTCAAGGATTGCTTGGTTTGCCGCCATTTAGGTTCGCCTCGTCATCATCCAGGTCAGGCCCAGCGCTTTGCGTTTCAAGCTCGCCCCGAATGTCGTCGTCCGTCTTTTCTGGGTTGATCACGCCGCGATCACGCAGGTACTGCCAGAAGTCTCCCTCCGGTAGCTTGCCGCCCTGCACCGCGTTGAACAGCGCCGCTAGGATCGTCGCGTCAAGGCTGATCTGGCTGAAGTCCTGGTTGAGCTTGTAGAACGTTTCGCCCGTGGCATTCACGAACTCAGCCATCCAGACAAGACATTGGCTGTAGGCCTCACTGACATTGCTCACCACCAAGGAGAGAACGCTGTGCTCTGCCGCGCTGTCGTTATCGGCCTGGGTTGCGGTCTTCACCGCGCTGCCCCGCTCGATCAGCCTGGCGCCGAGAGACACCATGTCCTGCTTCTTTGCGTCCATGGCCTCTTTCACAAGCGTGTTCGGCTCTGGCTGAGCAAACCCGCACGCCCCATTGGCAGGAAGCGTCAAGGGGGCCCTGGAGCCGACATAAATGCCATTGGCTTCAAGGTGGTCGCGCCAAGCCTCATCGAGCCCGGAAATCCAGAACTGCGGCTGACCCGAGAACCAGACTGAGTCCTCATAGTCCGCGCTGTTGCAGTAGTGACCGATGTTCAGCACAGCCATGTCGTACAGCGGCGCGTCGTCAATACTGGTGTCGTTGTTCTCACTACCCAGGAAGTGGAACGGGATGATCCGCCATGGCTGGCCCGTGCCACTCAGCGGGGTGAACGGCGGGATGATCAAAGCCGTCTGGCTTACTCCCTCTTCCCATACCTCCTGGGTATACACGCCGGTATCGTCCAGACGCAGGACCCTGTATTGGGCAACCTTTTCGCTGCCGAAGCCATCATCGGTGTCGACATCCACGGATTCCTGTAGCACTACCAGGCTCAGCAGGTGCTGGCCGCCGACCTTACGTGTCTTCCAGTTCCTGATCGACTCCGCTGGGTAGCTAGCAACACTCGCCCGAGCGCGACCCGCCTGTTCGTCCGCCTTGCTCACCGTGCCGGCTTGCACCGCGGCGTAGTCCACCAGCAAGCCGTGCCGACCAACCTCGAGCAGATGCCCGATGACCGACTGCGACTGCTGATAAACGCTCACGCCCTGCCCGTCGATGTCCGTGGCAACGTAATCAAGTGCTCCAGGGACGGTAAGGGTGGGCCAGGTGCGGAATACTGCGCCGACCAGGCTGTGCTTGGTGCGGCCGGTGGCGTTGTAGAACACGGCGCGCTGCTTGTACGACTTGTACCGTTCAAGGTTCTCAGGGCTGGTGTCGTGCTTGTTGGGCCTGGGCAGGTAAACATCTCCGCGGCCCTTTACCGTCTCGGAGCCTTTGCACACGTCGCGCACCAGCCGCCAACGGGACTGTGCCGCGTCGTACTCCGGGCGGGTGTATGTGACGTCTGCCATTAGCGTGCGAATCCCATTTTGATTGATTTAACCGGCTTCCTGGCGCTCTTAGCGACGGCGAAGTACCGGAATGCATCGGACGAGTGAGACGCCCAGTCATGGAGCGGCTTGTCTTTCCAGCAGCCCTTCTTGTCGTCCCACTCTTTGCGGTAGTTCTCGAGCGCGGTGATGCCCTCTTCGCACTTCGATTCGTCAAAGGCGCAATGGGCCAATATCTCGCGGACTTGATCGATGCCATCGTCCACACCGATCTTCGGCACGACCTGGAACGTCATGCTGTAGCGTTGGCCGTCGATCTCATAACCTTCGCGCGCCATTTCCCGGCGGGTCTTGGCATCGCTACCGAACTCACGGTTGTCGATGTCGTGCGGCCCCCAGTGTTCGGAGTAGGTGTAACCCTTGTCCTTCAGCACCTTCATGTAGTGCCGCAGGCCCTCTCCGCTGTTCTGGTAGAAGTCGATGACGTGGAACTCGGTACCGACCTGACGCACGAACCAGATGGCCGTGGAGTCGCCGACGCCGATGTCCCAGAAGGTCATCACCGGCAGGTGGCTGTTGTCTGGCAACGTGCCGATGCGCTGCGCGCCGTAGAGCTTGGCGAACTGCCTGGCGTAATACGCGCCCTCGATCGACTGCTGGAAGGCCTCGACAGGGATGGAGGGGTATTCCCGCTTCATGTCGTCGCCGAGGGTCTTTTCCTTGGCGGCGTACCAAGCTCGCTGGCCTGGGTTGGTGTCGATGCCGTACTTGGCGAACAGCTCGTTGAAGTAGTCGGCCAGCCGCTGCGGGATGATCGCTTCGGCCGGGTCGAGCCAGTAGGCCTTGTTTTTCCACCAGCTAAAGAAGAAGAACTTCCAGTCCAGCTTGCCGAGCGGCGCGCCTGACAACTGCTGCTTCTCGGCGCTCTGTGAGTAATCGAAGAAGTAGCCGGCCCGGCCTTCAGCCGTCGATTCAATCGTAACGAAACAGTCTGTGGCCACCGCCTCGAAAGCACCGGTGACGATCTCGCGCGCCTTGTGCGGAAACTTGGCGCAAATCTTCCCGAACTCGGAGACGTGCAGGTAACGCAGCGTGCCGCCCCGGAAGGAAGTACTGACATAGAGCGAGCCGCCCTTGCTGAATACCAGTTCGCCGGCGGCATCGTTGCTCGCTGGGTTGGCGGCGCGGATCTCTTTCGGCAGGTTGTCGTAGGCGTACTTCACCTTTTCCCGGAACAGGCGCTTGGCATCGTTCAGGGTGTGGGCGATCAGTGCGCACTTGGCCGACTCAAACAGAGCGGCGTCCAGCTGGATGATGCAGCACTCAGTGGTGAAGCCGAGCTGCCGAGCCTTCAGGATGATGTTGCGGGTATGCATCCCATCGAAGTATTCAATCTGCTCGTCCGTCATCCGGAAGCGGACTTTTTTGCCCTGCTTGTCGGTGATGAAGTAGAGATTGTTCAACCGCCAACGCTTATCCCGGAGCAGCTTCATGTGCTCGGGCTTCATGTCAGGCGTCCTTCGATAGTTCGTCCATCATCTTCGAGAGTTCGTCAGCTTCGTCCGTCTTCTCCTTCTCGTCCAGGCTGTATGCCTGACGCTCCAGAACCTGCAGGTTCTTCATTGCAGAGGAAAGCTGGAACAGTGTTTTGGAATTGCTGGGCAGCGAGACGGCGGCGAGCATCGAGGCGCGGCGCATACCGTTGTTGTCTTCGGAGGTCTCGGCCTCGATGTCTTCTTCGATCTCTTCGCGGCGCTGGATGGTCGACAGCAGATCGTCCATCAACAGGTTCGCAAGATTCGTCGCCTTGCGAATGTCTCGCCGGTGGCTGCGAACCACCCGGGCGCCTTCCTCGGCAGCCTCTTCGATGATCTCAGCATCCAGTTCGCAGTTCGCGCCTTGGTCGTTGCGAACCTCTCCGCGAACCAACTTGCTGCGAACCTCTTTGCGTACCTGGTCAGAAAGGTCTCTCGCCCATCCAAGGGCCTTGGCCTTCTTCCTGATTGCGGTATCGCTCACACCTTGGCGCTCAGCGATGGTTCGGATGGAAAGCGACCCAGCCCGGTAGGCTCGTTCGATCGCCTCCCAGTCGGGCTGCTTGGCTGTCATGGGGAATCCTTAGTCTTGCTTGATGGTCATAGTGCGAACCGTGCCGCCCGTGTAGATGTCTCGCTTCATGGCTGCGCGTACTGCTTCTTCCGCGCTTGCGCCCATATCCATTGCAGCCAGAGCGTACGGTGCACCACTGCCAATCGCGTCAGGGTTGGCCGGATCGAGATCCTGCTTCCAGATGCCCGTCTCGTCGTCATGGCCGACCATCATCAGCTTGCCGCCATCGACAACGTAGCCTGAGCAATCCACTGGGACCTTGGAAGATGTCCCGAAGTAGGCCGCGATCAAAGCCTTCTCATCGCACACGGTGCCCGCCAAGAGGAAGCTGACCCCATCGACAACCTGGCACTTCGAGCAATCGTCAGAAACGATGGCGCCGCTTCTGGTCTGGCGAGCGTCATAGGCGATCACGCCGTCTTTGTAGGCAATGGTTGTCATGGGGGATCCTGATTTATTGGAACCAGCCAGTGGCTTCTGTACCGCAACCTCGGCAGTACACGGCACCATTGGCCTGCTTGCCCCGGCGCATGATGAAGAAATCGTCGGAGCCGCAATTGCACTTGTAGCCCTCATCGCCTTCGGATGGGCCATAGGGCCACTTGAACACGCCCCGGTGCGAACTACAGGCCGGACACTCCAGATTTCTCTGGCCCGCCGGCGCAACTGCCACCCACTCATGCTTGCAGTAGGTGCAAACGGCCTCACCGGCTGAGTGCGGCGCATCGGGACGCTTGAACTCCAGCACCTTGACGGTCATTCAGGTCACCATGATGTGCGTCTGTGCATGAGCGTGCCCGTGTAGCTCAGCGACGATCAGGCCCTGGGGAAGACCGGCCGTCCACCGCCTTGGCAATGGCGCTATCCAGGTCAGTCAGGGCCTTGTTGATATCCTGGCTCATAGGGAGAGCGTGGCGAAGGCGGGTTACGTTGGTCATGCGCCCTCCGCAGAGTTGAAGGCGATCTCTACTCGACCATAGAGCCGATGGATGACCACCGCATCCTTGAATTTGTTGACGATGTACTGACCATTTCGGCGAGCGCCGAAGTCGACCCAACCGGCTTTCGCATCAACAGAGATGCGGCGGCTGATCACCTTGCCGTCCACCTTCACCACAATAGCCTGGCGCTGACGCTCGTTGAGCATCAGCCATTGACGGTACCCATGCTCACCCTTGCGGGAAGACAATCGAGTGATGCGCTCGGCCAGATAAAGGGTTGAGCCGTTCGGGTAATAGGCCATGGAGGTCCTCTCGGTTGGTGTCGCGACACAATTTGCTGATGCGCGAAACGTGTCGCGCGTTACTCAGGCTGATCCGGCTGCTCGGCGAGCTTTGGCTGCTTGATGACCCGGGACACCGCAACCGAGATGCCGAGCACCATGTTCACGATGGCATAGACCATGGGGTCCACATGCCCCTGGAACGATGACCAGCCCGTTGCGGCCGCATTGAGCGCCACACCGACAATCGCCAATTGCACGCTCGTCATGCGCCAGGCCTTCCGCCATTCAGGGATCAACTTCATGGGTCATCTTCGCTGCTGGCAGTTTTTCCAGGCTTTCGGCATAGCGCTTCCACTCTCGGGCACTTTTCAGGGCCTCGCGTAGGCGCTCTTCTTGGCCTGGCTGGCATTGTTCGCTGACATATCGGTGCACGGTGACGCGTTGAACCTTCGGCGGTTCCTGGATCGCTTCCTTGTGCGCACAGCCAGTGAGCAGAATGAGGACGATCAGCAGGCGATTCACTTAGGTCTACCTGTTTGGACGAGGGCCTTCAGGCTCTCCCCCACCTGGTCGATCTTGAACTCCTGGCGCTGGGTGTTCACGCGAAGGGAATCGACCAACTTGTCCGTCGACTCCCTGGACCGCTCCAAAGAATCCACCCTTTGCCCGATTAGGGCCTGGTTGGTTTGGTAGGCGGCGAGCTGCATCTGGAGCGATCCGAGCGAACCGACCACGTAGACGAACGCACCAATGGCACCGGCCGACAAGATCGTTTGCAGGATCGGGACGACGACCTTGAATGTCGTGCTGTCTGCAATGCGCGAGACTTCAGTCATGGGCGGTACCGTGGGATAAAAGGCCTACGTCGGCCCGGGCAATGCCCAAAAATAAATAACACATAAGTGTTGTATTAAAACAAAAGTGTTGTAGAGTGGACTCATCCAAACAACGAGGCGAGGTGATGAAGTTCAGCGAGTTCAGACGATGGTTGAAGGCCCAAGGGGTGACCTTCGAAGCCGGCAAAGGAAGCCACTTCAAAGTCACCGCCCCAAACGGCAATAAGACAACCTTCGCGGACCACGGATCCAAGGAAATGCCGGAACCGACCCGCAAGGCGATCATTAAACAACTGGGGCTCTGAGAGCCCCTTCACCGCCTCTGAATGCTGAGCGATCACCTCCAAGGAGTGACCATGTACGACTATGCAATCCGCTTTGAAAAGGACGGTAGCGCTCCAGGCGTTGCCGTGTTCTGCCGTGACCTACCAGAGCTCAACAGCTATGGGGATGACCAGGAGCACGCTATCCGTGAGGCCCTGGACGGGATCGAAAGCGCCCTCTCCATCTACGTGGACGCGCGCCGTGCCATTCCGCCGGCGTCCGCTCCTCTGGATGGCGAACACGTCGTTCATCTGCCAGCGGTGACCGTGGCGAAGATCGCGCTGTGGAACGCCATGATGGAGCGGGATATGCGCAAGGCTGACCTGTGCCGCCTGCTCGGTGTGCACCAGGCCCAGGGCGATCGCCTTGTGGATTTCCTGCACACATCGAAGATGGAGCAACTGGAGGCTGCTCTGTATGCGCTGAATGTCAAGCTTCGATTGACTCAAGAGATGATCGTTGACCCGCTCGATATCTGGATAAACCTTCCAGAATCGCGAATTTCTGCCCGGTTTGCTGTGCGACAACTTGTCGAAGCCTTTGGCGAAAATCGTGAACTGGTGGTCGGTAAATCCAATGCCAACAAAGATGAAATCAAGGATTACAGCGTCGACTTCATTTTGCGTGATTTTGCACACCCTGCCAGTCGCAACACTCGACAAGCTACCGTTCCGGTCATAGATGCCCTTGTGGCAACGGGTGTATTTCGTCGATCCCGAATGGTCGACCCAGCAACAGCGCGAGAGGTCGATAGCCTAGCGCTCATCTAAGCGCGTGCCGATTGTCTGTGTCTGCCCAGCCCATGCAATTGAATCGGCTCCAGCAGCACTCCCAGCTCGGGGCAATGGGTGTGGGAGCTGAAAACGAAAAAAACCCCGCACGATGGCGAGGTCTTGAAATAGGTATAAGGGGCTATCCCCTCCTACCGTCAAACCGCGATACTCTCGCTTTTTCCAAGGATCGGCAGATGGCCAAAATAAATGGATGGTGGCGAGTATGGGTCGTTGGCTTTGTACTGCTGGGTATTGGCTTCGCCTGGGTAGGAAACGAAAACCTTCCGGCATATCCCTACGATGCTCTTGACTACCACAGCTCAAGAATCGGCCCACTTCTTATAGAGAAGATGGCTGCGGTAGAGGGACGAACCCCAACTCGTCCTGCTGAAAATATCCAACAAGACATCGACGCTCTTAGCGCATCCTTGAGCGCAATCGTAAAAATTCACAACCAGCGAAAACTGGAGCACAGCCTAGAGTACTTGGGAGGTTGGATAGCCTGCTGCATTATGCTGCTGTTAGGTATCTGGGTGCTTCGCTGGGTGATTGCCGGGTTTGAGGTAAACAAATAGCGACGATCAGCACCGGTTCCTTCAGATCCAGGTACAGCCGTCACATAGAGCTACATCCGGGAAAGCGTCCACTTGGGTAGTGGCTTTCCTCGGAGGTACAAAAAGCCGACGCAATGGCCGGGTTTTCTGTGAAGTCATGCTGTCCAGCAGCCTACTTCGCGCCGCCGTTCCCGCGATTCGTCTGAGCTTCCTGATCAGATCCAGGATTACCGGGCGGAGGGTCCCAATCTACGCGCCTCTCGGCCGTTCCCTGCTGAGGCTCTGACTCGGCCTGTTCAAGGCCGGAACCATGACTCTCACCTGTATCAGGCGCATCTTCGTCTGGCCCGGGGTATGGAGCTTGCGGGCCGTTGTTGTCTACCATGGCATCTCTCCTTTCTGAGGCGCACATCTGCGCATATACGTGGGAGAGCCAGCTTCGACAGGAAGTGCAACGAACTCGACGAGCGGACGAAAAAAAGCCCAGCGCAATGGCCGGGCTTTCTCTGTGGTGTCGCGCTTGAAAGCTGAACACGGTGCTATGAAAACAGAGCTATTCCATATGGACAACTCTTTTTTTCATGCGGCCTCCCTCACCCGCTCCAGGACGCAATCCACCCAAGCGACGCCGGCCTTGATCAGCTCGCGGGCCTTGCCTTCACTCACGCCATAGTGCCGCCCAACACGCACCGCCGCCCACTTCGCGCCGTAGTACAGCCAGATCATGTCGCCCATCTGCTGATCTCGCTTACAGAGCCTGGCCACTGCTCCATCCACCACGCCGGCAAGTTCGTCCGTGATGACATAGGACTTGGTGGTGGACGGTATAACTTCCCGCATGATCGCCATCATCGGCGAGGCGTAGCAGGGAATACCCATCCCATCCATGCGCCACCAGCCCCATTGCTCCAGCATGTACTCGGTGTCGCCCAGGGGGCGCTGCAATGGCTTGCGAATCATCATGCTGCTTTCCTCGGGTCAGGATCACTCAGGCCAAACAGATCTCGAAGCAACCGATCAGCAGCTGTCTTCTTTGCATTACCTTCAAGAAGCCAACGCTGGCCGTAATCATGAAAGCCGATCTGCAACCGACTCGAGTGCCAACTGGCGACCATATCCAATAGAGCTGCCAACGCGGCCGGGCCGCCCATTTTGACCTTGGCCAACTCCTCGCCGGCGATTTTCAGGAACTGGCACTCGACGTCGCTCATAGCTTTGCGCGGCAGTGCCGCTCTGACGTTACTCATGGTTTGCTCTCCCCTTGATGCGGCCAGCGAAGGGGCGATTTGCTTCGACCTCCTCCTGCGTTGGCTCGCGGCCTGCAAAGTTGACGAACCGGGCGAACTGACCCTGCTGCTGGACCAAACAGGAGCCGACGGGCGCGTGCCTGCACTTGGGCATCAGCAGTTCAGTGACGCCGTTCTGGCCTTCTTCCGAATCCATGTCGCGATGGACCAGGATGATGCAATGGGCATCCGCTTCAATCTGGCCCGAGTCACGAAGGTCTGACGCGATCGGCTTTTTCCCCGGACGTTTGGTTGAGTCGCGGTTGAGCTGCGCCAGCAGGATGACCGGCACTTCGAGTTCTTTCGCGATGTTTACGATGCCTGTCGAAATCTTGCCGAGCTCCGATACGCGGTTAAAGGCCTTCCCGTCAGATCCGATCAACCCGATGTAGTCGATGACCACTACGTCGAGGCCGTGAGCCCTCTGAACCTGTCGAGCAATGCTGCGAATCCGCGCCACCGTCAGGCCCGATCGATCACAGACGAACAGTGGTGCGTTATTGATTCGATTGACCGCTGAAGTGAGCCGTGGCCAGTCCTCATCCTTCAAGCTGCCATCGTCCAGCCGCTTGAGGTCAACGCCGCCAAGGGATGCTAGCGCACGGTTACCCAACTCCTCCTCGGGCATCTCCAGCGAAAACACCATCCCTACCCCGGCGCCGCTGCACGCAATGTGCTGGGAAATTTGCAGACCCAATGTGGTCTTCCCGCTACCAGGCAGGCCGGCAACGATGGTCACGGTCTTCTTGCGCAGCCCCCTGATCAACTTGTCCAGATCAACCAGACCGGTGGACAAGCCCGACTGCACAGCGCCGTTGAACTTCGCATCGATGACGTCGATGTTTTTAGCGACTACCGCATCCATCCGCTTGTAGTCGGGTTCACCGGTTTGCAGGTCGCGAAGATCCGCCATTGCCTGTTGCGCTTCGGCGATGATCTCAGCCACCGGCCGATTCACACTGGCTGATTCGCGCACTGCATCAGCGGCAGTCACTAAGCGGCGCAGAACAGCCCGCTCAATCACAACCTTGGCATAGGCCTCCCAGTTGGCGGTACTGGGCGTGTTCGCTGCCAACTCCCCTGCGTAGGCCATGGTTCGCGTTTGGCTGGGCAGATAGGGCCGGAAGTCGCCCAGCGTCACAGGGTCGATCGGGGCGCCGCCTGCGTGGCATTCCACTATGGTCTGAAACAAGGCAGCATTTTCAGGATCATGGAAGTCCGCTGGCGTGACACGACCGCTGATGGGGTCGATCAGGTCGCCATTCAGCATCAACGCGCCCAGCAGTGCCTGTTCGGCCTCATCGCTGTACAGCTCGCGATAGTCGTTCATACGGCACCTCTCGCCGAGGCCCAACCGAACCCAACAGCCTGACCTCCGCCCTCACGAAGTCGATCCAGCGCGCGATCTCCGATGTAGCGCCCCAGGTCCGCTGCCGCCAGATTCGACACCACCACGGTAGGCAAAACGAGCTGGTATCGCCGATCAATTACCTCATGGAGCACACCCAGTTCGTAGGCGGTACCGGCCTGTGCTCCGACCTCATCGACGACCAACAAATCGAAACTGGCAAGCTCGCTCAAAACGTCCCTATCGGTGTATTCAGCACCACGGTCCATAGCGCCTTTGAACACCCGGATTATTTCGGCTGCAGACACGATCACGGCCTTGGCCCGGTGTACCCGTATCACGGCCTGGACTATCGCGCATGCCAGATGTGTTTTCCCGTTACCCACGTTTCCGGAGAGGATCAATGAGCGGCCGGCCTCATAGTTCTCGTGGAACTGATCAACGTAACCCTCGCAAAGCTTCAGGGCTTTCGCCATGGCGCTCACACCGCCGGAGGTTCTGTAGTTGCTGAAGGTGCAGTTGCTGAACCGAGGCGTGATTCCCGAACCTACGAGCAGTTTGTTCAGCTCCTCTGCCTTTTTTCGATCACGAGCCTGGATATGTTCCTCGCTCTCGGCAGGAGCGATGTTCAACGCCTCCCAGTGGCAACTTTTGCACCCGCGAGCAAGCATGGAGCCGTCGAACTGCTCGGTCTCTGAACTGCTGACTTGGCCATGCTTCGAGCATTCGATGTCGAAGAAGCGGACACGCGGCTGGGGGCAGAAATTAGAAGTTCGAGCCATGTGCTACCTCCGGGTATTCGAGGGTGTGGTTTGGCAGGCCGGTGTAGGCTGATTGCTTGGTGGGCATTGCGGGCTTCAACTCATCGGTCCATCGCTCTCCGTTCAGCCAGGTTGAAGCGTTCGGGATGTACCGCCCGCCGTCTTTGGTCCAGTCTTCGGAAAGGCAGTGACTGCCCAGGGCGGTGATCAGGGTCTGGCGCAGCTCATCGTTCGGTTTCAGCCTCGCCCAGGCTTTGACAGCGTCCTTGCGCCCTTTCTTTTTTGGGTACAACTTCCAGAACTGCTCAAATCCCTCTGCCGTATCTGGAATGACCGTAGGTTTAGGTTCCTTGACTGGTTCATAAGAGTGACTGGTTCTGGGGGCAGCTCCTGCCCCACCCCCTGGGTTATCTCCTGCCCCAGGTGGGTTATCTCTTGCCCCACCCCCTGGGGCAGATGCTGCCCCACCATCAAGCGACAAGTGAAAAACGTTCGACTGATTCAACTCGCCCTTTCGACGGTACTCTCGACGAAGAAATCCCGCCTTTTCCAACTCGCGGATATGCAGCTTCACGGTGGATCGTCCGATCTCGCACTGGTCGGCAATATGCTGGTACGACGGCCAGCACTCACCCTGATCGCTGGCGTTATCCGCCAGCTTGACCAGTACCAACTTGCGCAGCGGATTTCCCACTTTGGTTTTCATGGCCTTGACCATTAATTCCATGCTCATAGGTCAAGCTCCCCGGTCACACGACGGATGAAATCGTCGTAACCCTCAGCCATGATCAGGCCTTGGTTCTCAAGCGCTTCACGGTACGCTTTGGCGCTGCCATACAGCACCCAGCGCTCTCGCTCTGGAAGCGTGCTGAACGAGGCATAGCTGGGCCAAGGACCGGCAATTACCGACGCAGGCCCCTTCTCGGCAGATAACGTTCTCGGATGCGTATTCATTGCAGGGTCTCCCCTGGTTTGCGACTAATCTGGGCGCCCATGAACTCCACAGAGCCACCAAACAGACGCAGCACAAGTCTGCGCAGAGCGGTTGTGGCATCAATTGAAAAAGTGCGAGCCTCATCCAGCGCCAAGGCCCGCGGGGAGTGGTTCATGATCAAGATTCGAACGCGATCGCTGTAGTTGAACGCTGCGCAAGCCAGCTGTTGGTCAGTCAGGCCTTCGAACGCTTCATCAGGCAGGCACTCGACCGGGTACACGACGACGGGGATTTTGTTTTCAGGGCGCGGCTCACCCGCCAGCAGGTGGCGGGTCATTGCCTCCCAGTGATCTTGAGCAACTTCCCTCGCATCGTGGCCGGTCCTGCGCCTGAACAGCACCATGAGTGCGTAATAGGCGCGATACAGATCAATGTGCGTGTCATCCTCCTTTTCAATGGAATATTCAGGCTCGTCGATAACATCCAGGGCGTCCTTGACGACCTCGAAGCACTTCAGCAACAGGGCTGCGTCGGAGTAATTTTCGAAGTGGGCTTCGTCGATGACAGTAACTGGCATCTCTTGGTGAATATCGCTCATGGGTAAGCCCGCCCGATAGCTGACTGATGCAGGGGGATGAAAGTGAATTCATCGAAATCTGGTTCGTATTTGGCGTGTTCCAACATGGACGCGACATGGCTGAGCGGCATTGATGCTCTATGCGCTTGAACGAAGGCAACCAGGAAGGCGCGACCAGGTGAAGGCTCATCAATGCAGCGGTTCAACAGCGACTTGATTCGCTGAGTTTGGGCTGAAAAACGACGAAGGTTTTCCTCGCCCCGCGCTTCCCTCGGAGGTTCCTCCAATGAGTAGAGCTTCGAAACTCTGCCCAGCAGATCCCTTCCAAAAATTTCGAATAGATCGCGAGCTACTTGCTCATCTGTCAGCCCAAAGCCGAAACCATAGGAGCCGCGGCCGTCGAAGACCTCGATCAAGTAAAATTTCGGGCAACCCACCAAGCATGCCCTTGGCTCTGCTACCTGAAAGTCGTGTTTGAGGGCGATATTCATTGTTCGGCCCTCCAGGTAGGCATCCAAATCGGCTGAGCCATCTCTTTGGCAGCTTGACCGTACCAACCCACCGCCTCAAGAATGAAACGGCCCGGCCGCGCCTCATATTTGGCCGACCTAACGATGGCACGCATAATCGAGGCAGTCCTTTCAAACTCAGGTACTTCCTGGCTGAAAAATCCTTTCGCGGAAAGGGACAGCTCTGCCTCTGGGACTTCAGGAGTCAGGAACTCCAGAGCCATTTCTGCGTCAGTTCGCGCCATTTCATGAGTCATAAAGCGCTTGATACCGCGCTCACGATGAAAACCTTCGATGCAGAAACCGATGCACCCGATATCGAAGCCCACTTCATCAATCGGATACGCTTGAGCCTGCAGCGTCCCGAAGACGCTCGCATTCGAACGAGCTTGTTCATTACGGATTGCATGTGCCATGATTAGTACCTCTTTGAGATGTGTTGTCCTGGTCGCACAGGACGATTGATGAACCCGGTTCCCGCCGGGTTTATTGCTTTTTGGGCCGAGCAAAATTAATTCGCCGGCCATTCACGCCGCTTTCACCGACTCCTCCAACACCAGCAAGCTCTGCCGCACATGGCTGACTTCACGTTGGATTCCTGCTTTCTCGATCTGCGTTACACGCCCATCTGCCATGGCGTCGTGAACAGCACGAGAGACATCACCTGACTCAGCTGCTAGATGCACTAGCGCTTGAACCAGGCTGACCCCATCCGGTTTAACCTGAGGCACCAGCGAATAACCCAGAGCACTTGCCAGTAGCTGCAGCGGTTCAGGGTTCTTGCTATGCACCAATATTTGTAAAAATTGCTCCAGATTCAGCCGATGCGAATCGTCGTTTGGGTTACTTCGGTTGAGCAGCGCGGTGTGACTCATCCCCATCAGGTGAGCCAGCTGCTTTGGCCCCGCCTCGAGGACTGCCTCGTGGATTGCGCGATGTACTTGTTCCATTCGGGAAACCTCTTGGCGGTTGTCGTGGCGGCACATCCTGGCAACGAGCGAAACTTTGCTCATTGGATCAGGCGACAGATTGCTCGGAGCTAGCGGATGAATTACGCAGGTATGCCCAATCGATATCCGGTCGAAGGTCTTCACAGACCACCACCCTCTTCGTCTCGCGCTCAAGCTTGATAGCAAGGGCGGGGTTGGCACGGCGAAAGCCGAGAGCGACCTGTCTGAGTTGGCCCACGCTGGTGTCGCAATGCTTAGCCAGGGAGTCCAGCGAAACAGCGTCCAGGGAGCGCATGTGTTCAATTAGCGTCATGGTTTTCCTCCTAAGAGGCTTCACATTACATATTGCTAAATTAAATAGCAATAGCGTTTTATAATTTACAGATTGCTAATGCACGGACACTATTCGCTGATGGACATGAAAACCCTTCGGGTCGAAGCGCTGCGGCGTGTAATCGGCCAACTCAGTCAGAAAGAATTCGCCGACCAGCACGATCTGGACGCATCCTATTTGTCCCAAATCCTCAATGGGCATCGAGGCCTGGGCGAGAAAGCGGCGCTCAACCTCGAGAAAAAGATCGGGCTGGCTCCAGGCGTTCTGGTCAACCCGGGTGGGTACGGTTCGAACGTCATTGAAGGTGAGTTCACTCGCCACGACGTTGTGCGTGACCAGTCACCGGCCTATCAGGCCATGCAACAGACCGCTTCGCCCAAGGCGATTGCAGTCATCGAGAAGCTGGCCAGAGCCGCGGCGAAGGGAAGGCTCAAGGAGTCGGACCTAGTGCTCTTGGAGGGCATCGCCGCTCTGCTTGAGAAGGCCAACGCCGAAAAACCTTGAGTCCAGTCGCCGGGGCCTGGTAGTAGCGCTAGTCAGCCGCCTAGCTTAGGCTCCGCTAGCCACTCCGGCATTTTGAAAGGATGAAAGATGACCGACCAATCGAAGCTGGACGCTGCACTGCTTCAGATTCACAAACATTTCAACGAAGGCGCGGAAAACTATCTGCTTAACAATGACCAAGAATCCAAAGAGCTGGTAGCAAGTCTGGCTGCTCGCGGCTTAGTAAATTGCCATGCGACAAGGATGGTGGCCGGCAACCTACGGATCCGTTGGACGCTAACCAACAGAATCACCCCTGCGGGATTGCAGCGCCTCGAACAAATTCTCAAGCAGTGATCGAACGAAAAGCCCGGCACTAGGCCGGGCTCTGTTCACTGCTATGACAGCAAGTCCTCTTCCCTGCTCTGCCACATCGCCTGAAGCTTGGTCAGCCCCTTACCAGTGATCAGCGTCGAGCACGTTGGCACCGTGCCGTCGATTGGGTGCTCGAAGGTGCCTAGCTTCACATCGAGCAGGCCGGCCTCAATCTTCGCCTGGTAGGGCTCGTTGGTTCTGGTCACCCACCCCTTCTGCCTCATGAACTGCAGCAGTCTGGTGCGGCCGGTACCAATGATCTTCGCGGCCTGGGCGGCGTTGTACGTCTTGTGGGATACCGTGACCATGTCGTGAAAGGCAACCTTGGGAGCGTCTTGCTCCACCTTCACTTCCAAGAGATAGTTCTCTTTGGTCAATTCGGTGTTGTCGGCCTCCAAGGTGACGACCTTGCGCACGTTGTCGGTTAGCAGGGCCAGGAGGACTTTCGGGTCGTTGAGGCTGGCGATGTCGAAGGCGGGCTTGGCGTGCGCCATCCGCCAAAACCCTTTGACCAGCCGTTTTTTGAAGTCGCGGACGATCGCACTGTTGCGCATATAGGTAAGGAGCAGTGTGGACTGCTGCTCATTGAGCACTGCGTACTCGGTTGCCTTAGCGAAGCCGCCCTGAGGAAGAGAGGAACCCTTCTGGATTTCAAATCCGAAAGGGCCAAACTCCTCAAGATCAGCCCGGTAGGTACGCACCAGCTTAATGACACTGGCATGGTCGACTTCGCACCCGGCTGCGATAGCGAGAGTGGAGGTCACCGCTTCGCCATCTACAAGACTGACAATTTCAGCGCGCGACACGTTTGGCGCTTCGACATATTGTGTCGCGACACCTGCTCGCAGGCCTGGTTCGCTGGATAAGATATTCATGAGAATTTCTCCAAGCCCAGGTTTGTGGATTCCACGATGGCCATCGCCATTCCCAACGATCGAAACAGACCCCAAGTCTGGCTTGGCGAAATGCCCTCCTGCCCTGTGCCTGCTCCTTCCAGCGAAGATCTCACCTCCGCCAGAATGCAAATCACCTCATCAAGCGCGTCCTCGGCGGGAATGCCAGGCCGAACGGCAAACAGCCCCTGCCGTTCGACATTGCAAAAGCCGAAAAGAAGCTCCTCTGTTACGGGCCCTTTAACAGCGCCAGCATTGAGTTTTTCGTTTACTTCGGTATGCTTGTCCATGACGTTTTTCCTAAGAGATTGACGTTCTGCTTCATGGCCTCAAGCGTTGGCGCGCTTGGGGCTTTTTCATGCCCGTTGGTTTTCATCTAACTCCTGCTCCATCATTTTTCTTAGGCGGAAAACCACCTCCCCGTTCGTTGACCTCCCGTTTACCGCCGACTGCGCGTCCAACCACTCTCTGAGCTGCGCCGGTAATCGGATCAACAGCGGACTTTTCTCTTGCTTCACTTTGCCTCCGGGCTTAGCCGAGATAATCACTTGTGATCATTTGATACCTCTTGTGATCACCTGTCAATACCGATCATAGGAGATCATTTCTTGTCTGGTATAGTGATATGAAACCGTGTATTCGAAAGGCAGCTATTTCTGATGACCGACTCCAGACCCTTCTCTGAGCGCCTTTTATGGGCCAGATCTGAAGCAGGATTGACTCAAAAAGAACTCTCGGAGAAGAGCGGTATCAGCCTCCCGCAAATCGTACGATATGAGGCTGGTCGATCTAAACCACGTCTCGGCGGGGCGCTGAAACTGGCCCGCGTCCTCAAAATGGATGCGTATGATTTGATGCCGGAGCTGCGGAAAACCACTCACGAAATTGAAATTGAATTTTCCTCTGAAGAAGCGCAATTCCTCGACTCCACAGCGGCTAGTCTCGGAATATCCACTGAAGAGTTGGTGCGTAAGCTAACCATGCTCGGTTTGAGGGAGCGCTCCAAAGATCCTGAGATGCGCAAGATGATCGACACAGAAGCACCAGGCCTACTGGATCGAATTGACGCTCTTGACGACGACGGCGAACAGGAAATCGGAAACGCTCCTAACTCTTAGTCAAAGTATGAGCGTGCATTTGACTCGAAAAAAATGCAGAGAAAAACATAACGTACGTAACGTTGACGGGGGTTTACTCAAGCGTAAAACCCCTTAAGCGTAGCGCTCAAGATGATTTAGGTGAGCGCCCGGGCTGCTTTGCGTATGCAGGGGCGATCGGTCTTAGCCAGCCCTTAACCGTTTCGATAGTTTTGGGCATATCCTCAGCCCACCCTTCAGTTTCTAACCGAGTCCTAACGTACACAGCCATATCCGAAAGACGGGGATATTCTTTTTTTGTCGCATCTGATTTCCATTTCTCGTTTGCGATAACCCTAGCTCTCTCTTTAACAGCATCTTTTATCTCGTTGACAACCGCAAGCGACGAGCTAAATGCAGCACTTTCTGATCTATAACGGCTTTTGAGATTTCGAGAGGGTATAAAAAACAACTGCGCAATGCTAAACATAAACTCGGTGAAATCTTCCACGGCTTCCGGACGTCGATCTGAAACGTCAATCAAGTGTTCTTGAATTTTATTCAAGGGGCCAAGAACAAATCCACCGAGATCTAAAGCTAGATTAAGAAGCTCCTCCTCCGATTTAAATTTACGCGACAAACCCACAGCTGAGATCATTGCAAGTAATCCGACAACCTCATTTTGAACCCTTAAAAAGTCATCACTAAGGAAATCATACTCCTTAGATGCATCGGTAAAATCCTCTGCTGCGCTGATAAACAGCTCACGAATTTTCGAAAAATTCTCGCTCATTCGCCTTTTCCTCCATTTCGCCTATTACGGGAGCGCGCAATAGCATCCAGTCTATCGCCAGTTAGCAAAATGTAATAGTCGAAGCGCCTATCTAGGCACACAATCCGAACGGTCGTGGTGACGCCCGTTGAACCTGAGCTCGGCGTTGCTAGCGTCGACACCCTACCACCTGAATCATGGAAAGATGATGATCGCACTGCGCTGGGTATTGCGGCTAATCGTTGCTGGGATGAGCCTGTTGGCGTGGGAGTATGGAGAGATTGATCAGTTGGCGGGTCGACCTTCCTGGCCTCTGGAGAGTTAGAGCGAGTCACCTGCGCTCCTTTCGGCGACTACGACAGTACCGGCCTGGACAGCTCGGCGATCAAATTCTACAAATGCCCGAGCATGTACGGATACACCTCAGCTGTAACGGGCGTATCGTGATGAAAACAATCACTAGACCTGCCAAGGATGAAAGATGGGCCTGTTCACGAAATGGAAGCTAGCTCGATACCTCCGGATTCAGGAAGGAGAAATGTCCTCTTTCACTGCTCAGCTCAGGCAGATGGATGCCGATGAAATTGGTATGGTCGTGGCCCTGGCGACGGATGCTCGAAACCGCCTAGAAGAGGCAGGGTTCATTTTGAACGATCCAATTGGTGCCCATACCCTCAAGCCGGAAACGCCTGCCGCGCTAAATGGCATGATTCGGAGCCTGCAAGCTGAGGGTAAACTGCAGGATGCCGCAGCTGTAATGGTTTGGCTTCATACGGCGAGAGTGGGTGCCCGACTCGAACTGAGGCCCCTAGCGAGAGATATGTGGCGACAGCTCGGAAGAGGTTTTCCGCATGCTCAGGAAGCGTCTAGATCGCTAATGAGAACGCTCCTTCGGTCTATTCGACTTGAGGGTTACGACCAGTTCCCGAAGGGCCTTTCCCCGGATCCCCTTTGAATCAAAAGCATGGCTATTGATCCATCACACCACTGGCTTCGGGGGCTGGCATGATACGAGTTTGTGGGCTATTGGTTGATGGCCCGGCATGAGGCCGGATCAAGGAGATTCAAATGGCTACTGACTTCACGAAAGGTCGATACAACGTATACGCCGGGCGTGGGCCGCTGGGTGAGCTAATTGGCCGCATCGATGAAGACGAATTCATTCGAGGAAAATCGAGCGAATTGCTGTACCGCATTGATGACGATCAGGTATACGAAACAGGCCCAAACGCCAGATACATTGGCACCATCTTCGAAACGGAAGGTGGTCGCGCCATGGTCGTGGATACGGCTCATGTCGCACACATGACGATTGTCCCAGAGTGAAATCAGGCTTGCGTGCCAGTCAGGCGCCGCCCTCTGTGACCGGTGGTGGCAATTTGGTTTGGGTTGGGGTATTACAGGCGACCGGCACATAACGAATCGAGGCTATTACATGGGAGAGCGGAATCGGCACGGATTAGCTCGCTACGTACCTAAAGAAGTTAGGCGTGAGGTTCGGCAGCGATGTGGTTTTGGCTGTGTGAGATGCGGATTAGCTTATTATGACTTTGAGCATTTTGATCCAGATTTCAAAGATGCTTTAAGGCATGACCCGAATGGGATAACACTATTGTGCATGCAGTGTAACCAAAAGCGTGCTAGAGGAACTTTATCTGCTGAAACTGTTGCTCGGGCAGACAAAAACCCAAGATGCAAGCAAGATGGTTTTGCTTCCGAGTCATTTGATTTTGGTCCCAATGGAATTACGGTTAATTTTGCCGGCTCGAAATACTTTAACTGTCGAGTTATCCTTAGGATCGCTGGAGTTGACGTTTTGTCCATCCGGAAGCCTGATGCAGCAGGCGAGCCAATGCTTCTGAGTGGCTTGTTTTCTGATATCACCGGAGCGACGACCTTAAAAATTGAAGACAACGTGTGGACTGCTGGTGATGACAATTGGGATGTAGAGGTGGTTGGACGAATTACAACTATATTTCGTGCGCCAAACGATATTGCATTGCAGATTAAAATGGATCCGCCTTGTTCGATAAGTATTCAAAAAATACAGATGGAAATAGAGGGGTACTACCTCTTAGGAAACGAAGAGGTTTTGCAGGTGCATGATGCTGGAGGATTGCGCGTTCACCATCAGGGTAACGTAGCCTATGGCTACGATGTCGCCGTGAATTTATTCTCACCCGAATCAGACAGTTCCAGCTCTGGTTTCGCCACATGACGGCTCGGCGAACCTGAACCCATTCTCCCGCCCGATCAGTTGGACTCGCTTGAGGTGCACCTTCAGGTCAACAGCGATCTGGCTTGCAGTCTTTCCAGCCTCGGCCAGCTCCCGCACCTGGGGCGCGAACTTGTCGCGGTCAGCCCGGAGTTTCGCGTGGTGCGCGGTAGTGCCGAAGAAGGGCGCCTCCGCACTCACTCCGCTTTCGATTTTCTGAATTATCTTCCCGCTCCCAAAGAACTGTTCCAGCTTCTGGCTCAGGTCCTGGATGATTGCATCCTGCGGGTTGGGCATTGGCTCGCCGATCATGGCTGGGCGCCCGAGAGCGTGACCTTGATGCCGTGGGTTTTCATGACCTGCTTCAAGTCCGACTTAAACAGCCGGCCACTTCAACCGTGAACTTCTCGTTGCCCAGGGCGACTACTTTCGTCGCTGCCTTCTGGCGCTTTCGGCGCTGCTTGAGCGCTTCCTCCGTTGGTTGCTGCGTCGGCCATGGCCTGCTCCTTCAGTTCTACTGGCCTCAATGCCGGCCTGTGATCTCGTGGAGTGCTCGGCCACTCCTCTCGGGTGAATATCAACCGCTACGCCTTATCCCATCAGACAAGACTCTGTACCTGTTGCTAATGGTGATTTGAATGTCAGGAGTGATACGTTCGGTCCCCCGACCGCCCTGCTGAGACCAGCGCATGTCCGCATCTGAGAAACGGTATCCCCGCGAATCATTCACCAAGAAGCTGATCCGAATATGCCAGAGGCTCGACGAATGTTCTGCCCGCACCATCACGCACAAAGACATCTACGGTGAGTTCACTGGCGAGATCAAAATCACATCGATCTGGGTCGTGGGGTCCTATGCCCGCGGTGCGATGACCTGTGGCGATCTGGACATGGTCATAGGCGTGCAAACCAAAGGAGCCCTACCCTCAACCAGGGTCTGGGCCAGGGCATTTTTTGGCTCTCCTTCGCTCGTGCGGTACTACCCAGGTGATCCAGCCGAGAACGCCTCAGGCGTCCCGTTCCCCGAGGCAGTCTTGATCTGGTCAGGCGTCGGATGTGATTGGAGCGCAGCGAGTGCTTCAATCAAGGCGGATCCCAGCGCCGGTAGAGCGGCGCGTGAGACGGATTTCATCCCGCTCAGGGACGAACAACTGCGCACCTACAATAATGAGTATCACGCAGCAGTCGATATGCAGCGTGACGGTCTCTGGGAGTGGGAGCTCATAGAAATCGGGAAGGGAATGCTTGCCCCTCTCCCGATTGAAGACGGCGCTGAGGATGTGGCGTATTTCAAGCGATGCAAACCGATGATGGGGCGCAAATCGCAGGAGCTGGTACCGGCGATTATCAGGTTGATGAGAGCACAGGAGCCATTCGGTTCGTGGTCCTCTTCAAATAGTCATCGGTCGAACTTCAGATGCGGAGGATCTGAGATCTACTTCGGTCGCCCCGCCCTACCCATCAGTTTCTTCGACTATGCGCCTTGGGTACGCCAACTGATCTTGATCCCTCACATCAGCGGCAGAGGGCCAAACGGCGCATGGGTCATTCGCCGCGGACCAAAACATCCACACCGCATAGCATTCGAGGGGAAACACGCGTTTTATCTGACTAGCTCGGGGCAGCCAGACACAATTACCTACTGCGATCACTCCAGGTACTGGCCTCCCGTAGCTATAGAATTACTCGAGACCCACGAGGATGCGCAACACCTCGCCGTTCAGTTTGCGGACGAGGATGGCTTAGGGAAGCTGGAGATCGCTAGGGCTGAGGGACACGACCTGCTCGCCCTCCTCGGCCTGGTCGACGTAGTGGAGGTCGGCCGCGACCAGCATGCGCTGACTCATAAAGGGGCCGTTTATCTGGAAAAGGATCAAGCAGGCTTCGAAGAGCTGATCGCCACCCTCCCCGCAACCCGGTGATCTGTGAGGAGGCTAAATGGTCATCAAATGCCTGATGACCATTGCAAGAAGCCCGGCGATACGCAGGGTTAAATTACTTCTGTTCGGAGCCATTAGTAGCTGGCTTTTCAGGGACCGAAGCTGGCTTGGGAGCAGTTTGCGCAGAAGCATTAGCTGTCGAATCGCCCTTACCGAGCTGGAATGCAGACATCATATTTGCGGTGAGGGCGGTATTGAACGATGCAACTCCAAGTACGATAGCCAAAACAGTCGACACAGCCGTGACTATGAGAGTTGTCTTCATAGAGCTGATGCTTGATTTAGTGTCGCTCTGGTCTTTTCCAATTTGAGCAAGGATGCCGTCAAGCCGCTTGTCGCGTTCAGCCTGAGCTTTATCGCGCTCAATTTGAACAGCCGACTGAGTGGCGAGAAATGCATCGATTTTTGAGGAAACAGACTCTACTCGAGCGTCCATTCGCGCCTCAATGGTTTCGAGCTTCGCATTGAATTCTTCGCGGGTGATGTCATTCATGCTTGGAGTATTGCGTCCTTTTTGAGCTCTGTCATCACGAAAATCCACTTCAGCTGTGTCCAATCCCTTCTGGTATGTACCATTTGGCCCTACTAGCCTCAGGGGATTTTCCCCGTCCGTTTTTTTAGACATCCTCCTCATCCTCTCGTTCTGCGGTCGATTGCTCATCAAGATCCAATTCCAATTGATTTTCCTGGACCCAGTCGTGTACGACCTTTGATGAGTGCTGACGCATGAATCCGCAATTGACGCAGTAGTACAGGAAGACTGAGGCATAAAAGACTTTCTCGACGTTTCGGGCAGGTATGCCAAAACGATAAGTAGGACCTTCATCTGGGCTCATGATCATCCAATCATCAGCTTTACAGACCCAGCAGGGATCTGTGTCGCCAGCCTTGGCGGACAGAAATCGAATGAAGTCATCCGAATCGACTGCGTGCATAGTCAAGCGGCGTAGCGGTTTTTTTTCATTCTCAGCCATCGTGGCTCCTTTAGCAGATAGCCCTACGAAATATCAGGGGTTATGTAGGGGGTGAGGCGTTAGTCAGACCAAGTGCGCATTCCACGCCAGAAGCACCCGCGCCTAGACGTAGGTTTCATCTGCGTGGACCGTCTTGGCCGGATGGAGAGTGTTATCCAAGATCATGCTGAGCTGGACGTTGCCTAGCCATTGGAGCAGTGCTGCCGCCTCTTTCAGGTCCTGGCACAGTTGCCAATTCAATCGGATCAGTGGCAGTGGCGTGTTCCAGCTTTCTTGTCGTTATGACAGCCCTGGCTGTCCGTACGGCCACCGTGAGCGATTGCAGATACGGAGGCGATCGCGAGAACTGCGGCCAGTACAAGGGTGATGATTTTCATAGCCCACTTCCTGTGATGGTTTCCTTTGACTGATGCGCAGAATTTAGCACCATTAATTCGCCACTACGAGTCTGAAGGTAGCCCCTGCCTTCTTACGAAGGTTAGCAATCCACCATTTAGCAAAATGTATTGATTTGTTATTTAGCTTTTGCTAATTTGTATTCCACTCCCTCACCGCTCAGGTGATTGAGACACCTATCTATCTTTTCGCAAACGCCTATTACGCGGCCGGGATTCGTTCGGCCTGGAGAAAGTGATGCCCCCTAAACGCTTATCAGCGATGCGCCTGTTTGAGGTGCTGATGTTCATGTTCGTCTACGTCGCGCTCACGGTTGCCTGGTTTGGCTTTGCTACGCCGGAAATGGTCAGCAGCCCCTCCACCAGCGCCGTCCTTGTTGGGTTCGCAGGCTCGGTCCTGTGGCTTATCTGCACAGCCTGTATCGCCATCCACATCCTCAACAAATGGAACTCAGGCAAAACCACGGAGAAGCAACCATGAAGCGGTACGACTCCCGCACCGCAGATAAATTCGTGGTGCGCCTACCAGACGACATGCGAGCCGATGTCGAGGCCCTAGCTGTCTTCGAAGACCGCAGCATGAACAGCGTGATTGTCCAGGCGATCCGAAACCACCTCGACTGCAATCGACGCCAAGCACTGATACTGGATGTGCTGGCCGATGCACTTGAGCGGGCCGCTCCAGGACAGGAAAGGAACAACCCCGGCACAGATACGCGCAACCTATTTACTAAGGTCAACCCTGTCGACTCCTTCGTCAAAGAAACGGAGGCGCAGCCATGACAGCCACAACACCCAGTGACGGCCGGATTGCTCTCCAGAACGAGTTCAGCCAGCTCGGCACCCGCCTGGTTAGGTTCGGCCAAGCCATGCAAGAGCCAAGCACCACGGTCAGCGAACTGACGCAGTTGGCCCAGGCCTGCGGGATCAACCTCAAGCTGCGTATGGCGGCTGAATCGGAGGGGCGATCAGATGGCTAAAACTGTCCTGCGTGTCCGATTGGACGCCATATCGTTTTACCTGAACACCGAATCCTCTTCCCCAGGTACCGGACACAGAAACCGGTACCGCTTGTTCAAGACCGATAACTACGGGCGGGACAAACTCGGGTGGATTCAGGTCGGCTCGTTGGCGGGTCAGGAACTGGTCGCACTCGATACCGATCGGGGCAGATTCGAGGCATGCGAGAAACTGTTCTTGAGCAAGAAGCCTCATCAGTACGGACAGTACGGCGATATACGCGGTCAGCCGGGCAAATGGGAGGGTGAGGCGTTCCCGCTTCGCGTGGCGAACAGACCGTGACGCGACACAAATCGCGAATACCCAAAACGTGTCGCAAGACAAATCCGAAGATAGGGCCAAGCACGGCCCGGAGCATCATCATGGCGAAAGTCATTGCACAAATGACGATAAAGCTCCCCCGACTTATGGAGGTGAGCGAATACAGGAAGCTGCGCTACGTCGGGGGAAAGCCGAGCGTGCAGCAGCTAAAGAAATGGATTGAGGAAGGCGAGGTGGCAGGAGAGGTGAAAGGCGGGATGTATTTTGTGGACGTCCAGGCCGCAGTGATGGGCTCTACTAATCCACTGCTGGCCCAAATGATGGAGATCGGCTGATGGCTGCCCGGCCGCGCACACTGAAGAACAGGAAATTGCCGCCGAACCTCTACCCTAACGGGAAGTATTGGCGGTACCGCAATCCAATCACCGGCCTGATGACGAGCATCAACCGCCCTATAGAGGAGGCAATAAAACTAGCCCGGGCGGCGAATTTGAAACTGGCGGCGCTCGTTGTCGACGATGGCGCGCTGCTCACCCTGCTGACGGGTGATCGCCTGCCGACTGTCGGTAACCTGCTCCAGCGCTTCCACGATGAATGGCTGGTGGATAAGGGCTATGCCGCTCGCACCCTGGAAGAGATCAAATTCAAGATCGAGCGATACCGGCAGGACCTTGGAGATAGGCTCATCGGGCAGATGGACGTGCTGGCTATGGCCGAATATCTGGACCAGTTCAGCAACAACGCCTACACCAAGCACCGGGGATTGTGGGTGCAGATATTCGCGTTTGCCGTGGCCAAAGGCCTGGCCGAGCGAAATAACGCCGAGCTGACCCTGGTGAAGAAGGAGGCGGAGAAGAAGCGGCAGCGGCACACGCTCGAGGGGTTGAAGTCGATTATCGACGCGGTCACCACGCCACCCTGGCTGAAGCGAGCAATTCGCCTGGCGCTGACCAGCCTACAGCGCCGCGAGGATATCGTGACATGGCTGAAATCAGCTGCCGACATGGAGAAAAACACTCTGACGGTATCGCCAGGCAAGACGCAGGGTTATGACAACCCCGTCCACCTGAAAATCAAGATGGGCGCCGCACTCCGCGAGGTAGTTGGCGAGTGCCTGCGCTCACCTCTGGCTTCGCCTTACCTGATCCACTACAAGCCCAAGGCGCGGCGGCGGGAGCAGATCGACGCAAAGGACCATTGGACGTCGGTGACACCGGATTACCTGACCAAGGAGTTCAGCAAGGCCCGAGACGCGGCACACGCCTACGACCATGTGCCGGCCGGCGAGCGCCCCACTTTTCACGAGATCCGCGCTTTGGGTGCATGGCTGTACGAGCAGCAGAATTTCCCACAAGAATATATCCAGGCGCTGCTTGGCCATGCGGATGAGAAGATGACCAGGCACTACCAGGAGGGACACGGCAACAAGACAATTGAGTACGTCGAGGTGGGCGCCGAATTGGCGTTCTGAAGTGGGGGTTTTGCAAAAGTTTTGCAAAAGTTTTGCAAATCGCATCCAACAAAAAAGGGCCCACCTTTCGGTGAGCCCTTCTAGACCGCCCAGCAGAGCGGATTTTGTTTGGTAGGCGCGATTGGACTCGAACCAACGACCCCCACCATGTCAAGGT